CCTCTTGCCGTTGTTGTCAACAGCTTGGCGGATCTGGATCAGCATCTGCTCCAGCGACGTTTGCGAAAGGTTTGCAGCGGTGGTGAGCAGGTTGCTCGTCGTACCACTGACGATCGGGTGAGCCGAGGAATTCAGCTGCACACCGTCACCGCCCGTGTAGCTACCGTTGAACGCACGGTTCAGCACGTTTGCGCAGAGCAGTTCCTTGGTCTCGACCAGAGATTGGGCGAGGTGCTTGGCGTACACTTGACCAATGCGGATGTGGTCACCGTCTTCGACCAGAACTTTGGTCAGAGCGAAGGCCAAACCGAACACTTGGTAAACGTAACGCTGGAGGAACAGCACGCCACCTTGCTGATAGGTGACCGGCGAACCGTCCGGCAGTTGCGGAGCGGCACCGAACCCATACAGCACAGGTTCTTCGTGGTAGTTACGCGGGATACCAGCTTGCTCACGGAACACAGTGCTCCATTCGTCAGCTCGCTGATCATACACACCGTCAAACGCTTCATTAAGGATCGGCTCAACAATCGAGCGAAAATCCGTACTTCTCATTGGGGCTGCCATTTGTCAGTCTCCTAGATGTTAAGCAACTGCGGTGACAGCACCGTAGAATTGCGAGTTAGCGATCTGGACACGAACAATAACGTATGCGTCCCCCCAAGCGTTATCGGGATACGCGGCAATGTCAACAACGCGCAGCTGAGCTTGGTTGCCAGCACCGGCAGCTGTCGAAACGCCAAGCGTCGCGGCAGAAAGCCCAGTGGTGGTCGAGCCAGCAGTGATGTTGCTGAAATTGTATTCGTTACCGATAGCGGTTTGTGCAATCGTGGCATCGGATTGGATTTCGTAAACGATGTTGAGGTCGTTGTAGAAATACGCAACAATGTTGGTGCCAGAGGTGCTTGCAGGCCAATAGTTCGAGACCCGACGACGACCGGTGGTGTCGGTCCATTCCACACCCACAAAAGCGCCAGTGACAGCACCCGTTGCAGCGGCGGGGATAATGGTTCCGAGCGTGCCACCATTGGCAGTCGAGCCATAAACCACAGGCTGGTTTTTCAAAATGTTCGAGCTGTAGCCCGAAGCAATACCGTTAGTCAGCGCTTGAGCACGTTCCAACCCTGTTGGAAAGTAAGCAGGGCGCAGACCAAACGGAGCATTAGTAGCAGACATGTTTAACTCCTTGAAAAACGAGCTCTATTCGAAAACAGGCGCTCGAGTTGTTTGGTCAAAATTCATGCCGTCGCCTTCTACCATGCCCAAACGGTTACCACTGCTATCTTTTGCATTGAGGAGCTGATCTTGTTGAACCTTGATCTTTTCTTGTTCATCAAGAGGCGCATTATGATGCATTTCGGTCATAATCTCTTGATAAACATCTTCAGGCATCTTGTAAAGAATCATTTCGTTACAAGCAACAAAACCTTCATGCTCGCCAGCCTTAACACGGTAGTTTTCAAAGCCAGGAAGCTCCTCGGCTTTTACAGGCGTGTAGCCCATGCGGAGACGTTTATGGATTGGGTCGTACTGGTTGGTGGAAGAGAGCCAGCATAAGTGAAAGCCAGGAATTTCTGGCGGGGTCGGAAGTGCCTCTTGTAGCCACTCCGAGCGGAACATCCTGCGACGCTCCTCGGAAGAAACAAATTTCTGTTCAGGTGCTGCGCGACTTGCATCGACAGTTGCGGAACGATTTTCGCGACCAGCGCCGGAGAGATTCTTTTTAAGACGATTGTCCATTTTTAGCCTCGATTCTTGTTTTGACGATCCCACTCGGCATATTTGCGAATGGCGTTTTGACGGAGCCTGGGGTCGTTCCACAAGCCAGCTTCTTTCATCGCAGCGACGCGGTCAGGGCTAAGTCTGAATTCATTCGACTTAGTAGTTGCCATCGTTTCTCTGCCAGAGCTTGTCATCACAGATCGAGGTCGTTTTTGTTGAACATTCTCCTGATTATAACCCGTATTATTTTTTCGGGGCAAGTATTTTTTCATGCGCTCATCCAACTCGTCCCAATAATCCTCAGTGGTTGGGTCGTAACCCTCCTCGGTGAGTTTTTTGTCGACGATTTGCGCTATTTGTGATTCTTCATTCCGACCGTGAGGGTCGTACCACGGGTTGGATTCCATCCAATCTGCCGCCATACGCTGAACCATCGGGTCGGGTGCTTGGATATTCTTCTGAGGCTGAGTGAGCTGCTTGGTCGCGTTGTGTTTTATGTTTTCAAGCGATTCGAGCTTACGCTTCGACTCATACCAGAGCTCCTGCGCACGTGCGAGAGAATCCCCATCTTGCGAGTTGACCGCCTCTTTCATTTTCATTTTGGCGTATTCAACCTGCACTCCAGCGTCTTCAATTGCTTTGTCGACGCGTGCGAGCTCTGCGCCTGAGGTTTTCCGCTCCAACGAAGCCAACCGCTCAGAAAGCTCAGAGTTTTGCTTCTTCAGAGCACTGATAAGGTGGTTTGATTCACGAGCTTTTTCACGATGAATCTGTTTTTTGAGCTTCCTTTCCTCACGGCGAGCAGCGCGAATTGCCTCGCGATCCTCGTCCTGCTCCTCTAACTCAGTGTTTTCAACCTGATTAGACTCATTTTCCGACGAATTTTCGTTGGAATCCTCAGTTACTACGCTTTTTTCAGCGCTCGAATCACTTTCTACCTCAGGAAGCGTGACGGTTGCACCACCGTCTTGACTTTCCTCGATCTGCATTTCTGCTTTGTCCGTCTGATTCATACAGTTTTCCTTTCAAAACTTTAGATGAATGCTTTAATTGCTCTCGGGTCTCCGGTAACTTTGCCGATTAGCTCGTGATCGTTGAAAAACGTGAACAACGCTTTCCCTTTCGCACCCAGCTCGTCGGTGAATTCGATCTCCCAGCGATCACCGCCCCATTTAGGCACTCGAACATATTCGCCAACCTGAGCCCAAGAACCTTCTGGCCAACTGGCCATGGTTTCACGATTCTTGAATGCCAAAGGACCAATCGCGATCACTTTACCAATCATCGTGTTCCACTTTTCGGTTTCTTTTGTTTCTTGCGGAATGTAAAGTCCAGCTTGAGTTACTTTTTCTTTAACTGCGCGGAGCTGAACCAGAACACGACCGCCATACGGCGTCATAAGCGGGTCAACTTCAGGAAACGCTTGTTCAAGCGTCTGCTCGATATCATTCGACATCTTTGTTTTCCTCTTCTAACAGACTGTTGATTATATCCAAGGATTCTTGCAACCCTTGGTGTTGGCCAACCAAACGCTGATAGGTCTCGAAATTAACGCAGCCGCCTCTGACAAGCGACTCTGCAATTTCATGCTGTCGGTGTTTGATGGCATCGATGAAGTCGTTGAGCTTGGGCATCAACGACCTCGTGCTGCACCTTTCTTCCCAACCGCGATCGCGATCATGATTCCAGGTTTCTTAGCGCCGCCACCGCGCTTCATCGTGGCGACCTTGGACTTCCCCGCATTGAAGTCGACGCCCGCATTGCGTTTGTCGCCACGAGCGGGAAGGTTTGCCGCTTTGGACTCTGCCACAGCGCCGCCCGAAGCGTAACGCTTGACGGAGCCGCCTTTCTTGAGATGCGTTTCGGCATGGGGTTGACCCATGGCGATGCGTTTATGCATGTTGATGTAGTTTTCAGGCATTTTGCTCTCCTAGGTTAGATTGAATTGCGTTTTGAGCTTCGATAGCCGTTTGCACTTGCTCATGTTGCAACCGTGCAGCGTCGTTTGTTAGCTCCGCTGACTTGATGCGCTCCTGAGTGAGATTGTCCTCGGTGTTTTTGATCAGATCGAGTTTCATCTTTTCAGCGTCTTTTACATCCTCAGCCTGTTGCTTGCTGGCGCGGAGCTTGAGGTCGGATTCGTCGTAAGCGGCTTTGCGCTGAGTTTCAGCCATCTGCGTTTGCACCAGCGCTTGAATCTCAGGCGGCATGGGCTGCTGACCTTGCATCTTCTGCACCATTTGCAGCGCAGCTTGAACCGCAGGGAGGAGGTCTTGAGCGAGAGGTTGAGTGTCCTGATGCACGTGCTTCCCAGCAGCAGCGACGAGTTTTTGCGCCTCAAGCATTATCGGTTCAACTTTCAGAACATTGAACGGACGATTGAGCGCCGCAGAGGTGTATCCGTCCACTTGGTTCAAATACCAAAGCGTGAGGTGCTGCTTCACATGCTCAAGGAATGCAGGTAAGAAAACTGGCGCCATGATCGGATTGGAGCCGTACATCGGGTCTTTGAAATAGTCGATGTGCGTTATCAGGTGAGCCATGTGATCCTGCATCGGGAAAGCACCCACAGGCTTACCCAGAGTCATGGCAACATTTTCCAGCGCAGGGTTCATCTCCTTGACATCTTGCGGGTCGGGGAGGACTTCATTTATGTCGGGGATTTTGACCTGCTTCAGAATGCGCTTCTCCACCGCCAACCGGTTGTAAAGATCAGGGTTAGCCGCAGCACGTGCCGCCAGCGTTTGAATCTGCGCATAGCGCTGGCTTTCCGCAAAGATGTTCGGGTCGGAGACAGGGATTATGTCCGAGTTGACTCGGAAATCATCAGGCTCGACTTTCAAATCCTCAGGAAGGTCTTTCTTCACCTGCTCGTTGAGATACCACCGGTTCAACCGAGCCAGAATTTTGAACACACGCCTTTGCGCGCCATGGAGCCGAGCGTGAATCGAGGAATAAACCGCAGCACCCTGCTCGATCAGCGCTTGCGCGGTGCCGACCGGCATGTTGTTGGAGGCGTCAGCGATTTTCTCCTCCGACGTGGTGACGACACCCTTAGCTGCACCGTCGAGCCACCCGAGCAGGCTGAACAGCACCGGTGAAGGTTGATTGAACGGCACCGGCATGGCGATCTTGCGCACGTCGTCCACGCCTGGAGCACCTTCGATCTCTGCCACCTGCGTTGGTTCGATGGCCGTGCTTTGACCGCTGATCTTTGCACCTTTGAGCTTGAGCATCGTGGGTGCGGTGTTGATGTGGGCTGAGTCGAGCAGTGCCCGCAGCGCACCTGTGAGCGCAGCGGAAAGCCCACCAATCAGGTGCGGCAAGCCGATGGCGTAAGCACCGCGCCACGGGATGAACTTGAACTCGACGATCCAGTCGAGCTTGCTGAGTGTTTCGTCACCGTCTTCCCAGTTGCGGTAGAGTCCGACGACGTCGCGCTCGTTTTCGTCAACCATCAAGATGTATGGTGCGCGGTCGCCTTTGCTGAACTTGTCGTCGTCCCATTCCATCCAAGTTTGAATGTGGAAGACGCGACGGATGCCGTCGACGTTTTCGGCTTTGGAGCTCCTGCCTTCGATCTTGTCGTTGGCTTTCTGAGGCTTGCTTTCCTCGGGCAGGTCGGAAACCTTATAAACTGATTCGTCTTTGTAAAGCCCAGAGTCAACCCTGAGCTCGTAGGTTTCCTGCGTGATGTCTTGCACTTCCGTGACGCGCTCGGCGGTGTAGAAGTTTGCCGCTGCGAAGGGGAGGTAAATGTTATCAATAGGCACAAACTCAGCGCATGGGCGCTTTTTGTGCTCGTCGTACCAGAGCTTCAAGTATTGCGAGCCGCCGAGTGGCAGCTGCGTCAACATCTGCTCCTGCTCGTCGCGGTATTCCTCGATCTGCTCGGTGAGTTGCCAGTTCATGTAGTCGCGTTTGCGCTCGGAGCGCTCGACCTTTTGCTCACTCAGCTCGCCGATGATCTTGGTCTTTACAGGACCATCCGGAGGGAACATCTCTTTGATCGCGCGAGCGGCGAAATCTACACAAGCCTCCGCCATCACAGGGTGCACAACTTTGGAAGCGCCTTGAAACTGCGCGCCTCCAGGTGCGTCGTGCCCAAGACCGGTGCGACGCAAACCTTCCTCGTATTGCTTGTCGCGCTCTTCCCTTGCGTCCTTGTCTTTTTCGATAAGGTTGAGGTATTTCAGCGCCACAGAAGCCAGCTCATTCGCGTCGAACTTCTCGGCGAGGTTTTCGTAAAAATTGGGCGACTCCTCTGGACCTTTTAGGTCGTCGAGTCGAACAATCGCGGAGCCGTCAGGCAGCTCCTCAACTTCCTGCTGCTCGTTGAAGAGTTCATAAACCGACTCGTCGCCTTCGAGATTTTGCTGCTCGTCAGGAATGGGTTCGATGTGGCGGTCGTATTCCTGCGGAATGGGCATCTCAGCCATTATTTATTCCTCATAAGTTCGTAGCGCATGGCGTCTTGGTCTTTGGCCAATCGAACAATGCCACCTTGGGCATAAGTTTTAGGCTCTGATGATTTTACAATATCACGCATTTGGCTAAAGTTGATAAACCGAGGAGCACTAGTATTATTATAGATTTCATCAGACATTTCATAGAAATTTTTATTGAAATCAACTCCCCTTCTGAAAATTTCCTTAAGTGCAGTTTGAATTGATGTTGTATTTTTCCGATCTACGATGTCGTAGTGGTGCAAATCATCAACAGTTCCCCACTCACGCGAGTTCAGGAACTTCAGTACTGAATCGGTGATTTTCTCTTCGTATTGAGGGTCGCGACGCGCATACTCCTTAGCACGGTCGCTTTCGAAATTGTTACCTACAGGCTTTAGCTCTGCGATGTCGGGTGGATTCTCAGGTGCCTTTTCACGCCTTGACATTTCTATAATTTTTTCAGCTTTTTTTTCTACTTCATGAAGGGTGTCTCTTATTTCTTTTGGTAGCTTATGAGCTTCGTCGTACCAAATCGCATCAGATATTTCGTCCGAGACATTGAATCCACGATGAGCAAGGATTTCCTCCATGTTAGCATGCAACAAATTAGACCAGTCATTTGATCCATACATCGGGACGTTGTTTCGAAGAGGAGGACTGATCATTGCCTGTACATGCGGACGACCATCAGCGTCCATCATGACAGCGAGCCTGTTTTCTCCCGAGCCGTATCTTAGAGCTGCCTCTTTCGACTCTGTGCACCAACCCGCTTGCCTACCAATCGTATTGCAAAGTTTCATCCCCTCTTTAGTTTTAGCATCGGCGAGATCTGACCAGTGCATGCCAGGCTCCTTGACGAACGAGAGCTGCACGTCTGGTATGTCTAATCGAGATGCAGCTTTGAGGTTCTCAAGCATGCCAGCCTTTTCAGCCTTGGCAGCTTCTAAAGCTCGCCAATCGTTGATCTTGCTGACGAGCTCGACCGCCTGTGGCACGGTGACCTTCTGCAGCTTCTCAGGTGTCAACCGGAGATTGTTCGGTAGATTGGAAGAGGGATCGATCGCGTTACGCAATTCGTCGACGAGGTGATCGAACTCCAGATACTGCGCTGCGTTTCCGTAAAGCTCATTAACTTTAGCCTCAGGATTCTTTTCGAGCGCTTTCTCCAAATCAGACAAATCAGCTCTGAGTCTCGGAGAGAGAAGTTCATTGTACAGTGCGTATTCTTTCAAAGAATTGGGAGTAACGCTGAAGTCACTCCTCGCCTCCCAATCCTTGCCTGCTCTCGTTTTTGCGTAACCTTCTTCTGGCATTCCGGCAGCAATACGTTTTCGTCGCTGTGATTGGCTAACACCCCAATGCGGTTGATCTAGCCAAGCTGCTCCCAAGTTATTTATGTGAGAAACGCCCTTATCAGCGAGCTCGCGCAAAGGGTCTTCAGGTGTGGCGAGCTCGTTCTTTATGTAGCCAGTCAGCTTTTTATCAACCCAGTTACTCATCGCTGAATCTCTGACGAGCTGGTTACGTAAATCGAGCATTTCAGGCTGTAAGTTTTTTTGTGGATATGCAGCGTCGAAATCTCTGAGTGCAGTCTGGGCGTCAGAGCCTCCTGGACCTGAAGGTCTAATACTTTGCAGAGCCGATTCGACCTCATTAGGCAGCCAATTGCCGCCTTTGGGCTTAACCGCAAAAGCGAGCGGGTTCGGCGCCACGGAAGCCGGAAGTCCAGGCACCAGCGACTCACCCGCAAGCAGGCGAGCGTTCAGTGCCTCACCAGCGGCGCGAGCAACAGGCGCAGCGGCTTTGCGTGCAGCCGAGGCGGCAATCGGAGCAACCGCTGCCACGTCCAGTGCGCGTGGGTCGGTGCGGAAGGTCTGCATCGCTGGACCCCAAGTTTGCGGATTGAGCGTCATGCTGCTACCGCCATAAAATGGTCCAGGTGTGTAGCGAGGGTCTTTGGGCGTGATGTCGCGCTCGGTGCCAGTCCAATCCTGCATCGCTGTGCCAACATTGCGCAGTGGCGCTGCGATAAGGTTCTGAGCGAGCCAGCTGCGTATGGGGTGCGATTGAGCGATGGGCTCTGTCGCCGAGCGCACAAAGCGACCCGCTGCGTCGATGTAACCACCGAGCGAGCCGACCGCCTTCTCGAACTCGGACTGCGGCGTCGGTTGAATTGTTTCCTGAGCTTGGCGTTGTAGCGCCAAGCGCATATCGTCAATGGTCGGCTGGTCAGGCGGCATACGGGTTCACCCTGCGAGGTTTTGTTTCGTCAACGTAGAGGTCAGAATTGTTCTGCAGATAATCGATCGTCAAGAATCCTATGTCGCGCAGGATCCGCAACGCTTGTGTCGTGCTATCGACCAAGTCGTCGTGGCGCACCTCGGGGAACGAGCAGATCTGGTTTATGAATGGCTCGCACCACGAGCGTGCAAATCCCTGCTTCTGAGTGGATTCGGGCAAGTATACTCGCCCTTTTGCAATTATGGGTGAAATAATGTTGAGACGCATCGTTTTGTCGGCTGCGCCAGGATTGTACGACCGCACCGGCAACCCTGCGCGTTGCAGATCCTGAATGAGTGAAATGCCTGCGGACTTGTCCTCGATCAGGATCATGTCGACCTTTTTTCCGTGACCGAACTCGTTCTCATCGCCGTAGATCGAGGTGTATTCCTCGATGACTCGGGGTCTGAGCTCGGGATACTGAAGGTATTCCGTCCAGCAGTCGATGAGCATCACGCTCATCGGCTTGTCGTCGCTGGGCTTGAACACGCCCCACACAGTGGATGCGGTCGGGTCGTTGTGCGTCTTGTCGGAAGTTGCACAGTCGTACGACTGCACGACGTATTCGAATCGGGGCAGCGGCTTGTCGGCTGGCCAGAGCTTGAACCAATCACGTTTCACGATCCCCGACTCTTCAGGGTCAAGGATCTCGGCGTAGATTTCTTGGCGACCGAGCTTTGTGCCTTCATACTGCACGATCTGCTCGAAGAACTTGGGCGCCAAATTCTCGCGGTTGTCGTAAGTGGAAGCCACGGTGTAAGCCACATCCTCACCGTCGCGCTCAACCAGCTCCACGATCTTGGGCTTGGGGCGCGGCGTGGAAGTGCAAGCCAGCAGTGGGTGCTGACCGAGGCGCATGCCGAACTGAATCATGTCCCACGAGTCGTCGAGGTAATCCCAAGCAGCCAGCTCGTCGAGCCAGCCACCGTGAAACTGTGGACCTCGGAACCTTCCAGGCTCAGAGGCAGGGATGCCCTTGATTATCGAACCGTTTTTGAGCGTGATCTCGTGCAGCGAACTTTTGTAATCCTGCACGATCTCCAGCGGAATCACACTCATCAGACCTGAGTCGCCTTCGAAGCAAACGTCACGCACGTCGGCGCTCGTCGGTGCACTCACCAGCCAGCGTGTGCGGGTGTTTGTCCAAGCAGACCACCAAGTCCACTCCGCAGCGCAGCGTGTCTTTCCGGCGCCACGCCCTGCCAGCAGCAGCCAAATGCTCCACCAGAGGTCTTTCGGCGGCAGCTGATGCTTCTTGGCGGTGCTGAGCCAGCCGATCCGCTTTTCATACGCGGCTTGCTTATCCGCACCGAGCAATGCAAATTGTTTGCGCGCACCCGCAAGAATCGCTGGGTCGATCGCAGCGTTCATTCGCGCTCCACGTCCTCTTGAACGAGCGTGGTTTGCTGCGCCACGACCTTCCCGCTAACGCGCCCATTCACAAGATCATTGCGCATCGTCACGCCGATCTCGAGTGCGTTGAGGAGCTTGTCGAAGACACGCTCGTCGGCAACCTTCTGCGCGTCGTCTGTTACAATTTGTTGCTGAATGGCGGTGAGCTTCGGATGCACATACGGAGCCAAGTCGCGCGCAATTGCACAGGCGGCAATCTTTTCGTCCTTGTCCCAAAAATCCTTCATCGTCAAATACATCACCTCCAAGGGCGTGACGGTCATCATCTCCAATTTGCCGAGTAGTCTTTCTCGGGCTTGGCGCTTCAGCGCCACTTGACCTTTTTGTCGTCCGCCACGCCTTTTCGGTGCTTCAATGACAACAGTTTCAGCTGTGTCCGCCATTATTTTGTCTCGGTGAAAATACCACAACTCACCGAATTATGCGGCGAACAGTGCTAAAAAAGCAACACTCAAAAAGTTCAGGTGATTTCGAACATCACACCTTCGAACTCGGCTTTCTTTTCAGCTTTGAGTTTTTTGCGGAACACTTGGTGTTTATGCATCGGCAGCCCGAGCGCGGCAAACGCCGCCGCCACCGACCGATAGCTCTTTCCGTCAGCTTTCACTTTTTGTTGCTTGTACTTCTCCATTTTCACCTCCGTGGTTAAACACATTTGAAGTATGCCTTCACTTTTGAGCAATGAAAAGCATTATCCGTCGAGATCCGTCGGAGCTCCGTCGGTCACCGACGGATCAAAAAAGTTGTTCAGCTGCGATCCATAAGAAACAACAGCTTGCACTCCAACGACCCGAAAAAAGCACCGACGGATCAAAAAGCACAAAATCCAAATTTCCTTTTCGAAACAGTTAGTTCGAGATCCGTCGTTTTTCCACTTCCCTAGAGAAGGGAGAACCGACGGAGCTCGGGGAGAGGAGTTCGCTTCGCTCCTCTCCCCCTCGCCTGAAGCTCCAGCCATTCGACGGAGTCCGACGGAGCTTCGACGGAGCTTCCATAACAGATTGTTTTCAATGACATTTTGATCCGTCGGAGATCCGTCGGAGATCCGTCGGTCCATCTCGCTCAATGGATTCTCTGATTTTTCGATAAATGGATCGCGCTCGGTCTGAATCTATAGCAGACAGGTACGCCATACGCTCAGATTCCGGTGACAGTCCGTAGAATGCTGAGACAAATTGAATGTCCTTTTTCATTTGGGATTTTTCTGCTGATGTCATTTACGCCTCCTTTTGAGTGATTCGTAATCACGCTCAGATTCAATCAACGCTTTACCTAATACTTTAATTCTGGCGCGTAGCCTATTTTCTCTTTTCCTCCCGCGATTTATCGCTTCACCTAAAACTTTTATCCATACCCGATAATCCTCTAGTAGCCTGTCTTTCGCTTTAATCGTGGCTTGCAGTTGCTTGATAGTTGGTTTCATTTTCCCTCCGAGGCTGCGAGCATGGCTTTGTCAAGCGACTCGTTTAAATTGTCTTGAGCGCCATATACAAACCAACTTCCATCGCCGTCATCATGTTTTAAGCGCAACCACTCATACCGTTTCGCGTTAAGCAACACTTCTGGCGATACCACGGCGAAGTCGGAGGCGAGGGCGGCGTCGATCTTGGTAAAAAGTTCGCAAACGCCACCGCTACATTCAATGTTTTCAACTTTTTCGCCATTTTTGATTACGCCGTAGTGAAAATGTCTTTTGGCTGCGTATTCGCGGCACTCCCGCAGCAGCGCCTTCAGTTCGTCGGTGGTCATGCTTCACTCCAATCTGGAAGGCTTCCGTACTCGCCAAGGTGAAGTTCTGTGTAATCAATTTCTTCTATGTATCCGTTTGCAATGAGCCACGGCGCAGCCTTTGATTCCTCAAAGTGTTTATCATTTTCGTCGCCCCAACTTGGAATCTCCGAGCACGCAACGCGCATTGCTTCCCATACGTCGGCATTGATGGGTTTCAGGACTTTTGCGAAGCATCCAATGCGATAATCTGAATACTCGCCAGCAGAAAATGCAACGATCTGCCCAACTTCAATTTGCGTTGCTTGTGTCATTTTCTCTCCTTCTCTGCCTCGGCGCGGATGGCTTTGGAAAGAGTTGGGGATTTACCGAAATTCCGCATTATGTGCTCTTTAACCGTTGGGTGTGGTGTATCAACTCCGTTCTCGCAAATCTCCGCCGCCCTCAGCAGCCCTTGCTTTAAACCTTTGCGGTATCCAAGCGCCTCTGCTTTATTTACCATTTCTGCAATCAATTCATCTTCGTTCATCATCACCCCTTCCGCGCCGCGTCGATGGCGGCGTCCATGTGTGCCTTGTCGTCCATGTAAACCAAGTTTTCGCTAACGACACTCCAATTTCCGTAATCAACCTGTGCGGCCAACCACAAATACCGTTCCGCATCCTCCCGCAGCGCCTCGGCCTCGGCTTTGGCCTTTTCCGCGTTGTCATGCGCTATGCGAAAGCAGCGCAGTTGATCGGCTGCCTCGGCTTTGGCGGCGGAGAGTTCTGCGTCCAGCAATCGCAACAAATCGTCGCAAGTGTCACCGTGGCCTGTTGCCATGCCGTGCTTAATCATCAGCGCCGCAATTCCCTCTTTGGCGGCGGCGAGTTCTCTCCCCAACCTATCCCGCAATTCATCCCTCTGCGCTCGTATGCACTCAGGACGTTCACAGTAGTAGCTGCAAGTGTGTTCGATCATTTCCCCTCCCCGAGCGCGGAACTAAAACCACAAGTGCAAAAGCTATTCCCCGATTCGTCAAAAACCGGACAAGATTCCTCATGTTCACCATACTTCCGTAATGCCTCCCGCAGCCGCGCAATCTCCGCGTCTTTTTTGTCACTCCTCATCTCCGGCACAAATTCTTTAACCATGTTTAGCTCCAATAATGTTTTATCAACCAGCTAACTGCAAACCCGCCAGCAACTGAGATAATGCAGCCGACAACGATACCGTCAAGAAACCCCTCTCTACGGGCACGTTTACGATGCCGATCAACAATGCCCCAATCGCCAAGTCTTTCATCATCACCCCATCCCCAGATCATTTCTTTTTATCCTTTATGTTTATCATATAAGACGAAACCAGTTGTAGTTCTGCGGTCTTCCATGCTTTCCACGCAGGTTGCGATTCTTCCTTGAAGAACTTTTGTCTGGCCTTAACGTAGTCCTCCAGCTTGCGCCATACACGCGCTTCTTCGCGGGTCATGTTTGTTCCTTTAGTTTTTCTTTTATAGCTTCAAGCGTAGATGCTGCTATACGATGGAACCCAACTGGTGTATCTGGATACCACTGCAATACCCATACATTGTTTTCAGATATAGCTTTGTCCCATTCATCAGGTGATGTGAAATCTCTTGGGTCGTAAAACTGATCAACGCTTTCATACACATCAAGGTGTTCGTTGTGCGTTAAATATAGACCACATTTGTGCGGAGGCAACCAATTCATCCGTTCTTCTCCTTATTTAAATTTACGAACTTCTCTAATGATTTGCTGCCCCTGTGTTTGCTGCCGGTAACGCGCCATCGTTGCAGCTACATCCGTCTGTGCTGCGTTTGTAGGTTTGAAGTTGTGCTTCATGATGTTGATCTTGCGGTTATCCAGATACTCCAGTGCTTTCTTCAGTTGCTGCCTGTGATGTTCTGAGTAGCCTTTCATTTCCGCTCTCCTTCGTGGATAAGTTTATCTAGCTCAGATTCGATAATGGCTTCAACTTTCTTTGCGGTTTCTGTTTTAGCCAAGTCTTTAGCTATTGATGCACCTGCTATCAGGTAAATAGCTTGCTTGGATGGTATTAGTGCCGCCACCAAAAAAAGCAACAAAGATGCAGAAATTCCAATCGAATAAAAATATTTAAATTTTTTGTTTGCATGGTCTATTGTTGCTTCGACCATCCAGCCTACTGAAATAACTCCGATGACGAACCCAGAAAAAATAAATAACACATAAATACTACCAACAACATCTGCAAGATAAATCAGCCATTCGATGCTCATTTCTGCTCTCCTGTTAGACGTTTAATCTCACGGTCGATATACCACCGCGCCTTCTTCAAATCCTCAACCTCGTCGCCTTTCTCACCTGCCCTCCAGATATACTTGATTGCATTGCCCCTGCAAAAATTGAAACACTCCGTAATCTGAATGCACTCAACCCCACTTGGATGTGCGGTGTAATGCTTGGGATGGTTTACAGGATCATTTTTTACTTTTTCATTTTTCCAGTTCAAAGGAAATTCACTTATTTTGTATACCTTTTGTCTCATTTGATTGTCCTTTTTTTGATCCTAATGAAACTGATAGAAACCTTGTTGATGCAACTCAAACACTTCCAGCGTTTTGACTTTCCATTCGCAGTTAATACTTTTTTGACTCCAATTTCTCTTTGACACGTTTGACACATAGGATTTTTCTGTGTCATAAAAAGACTTTTCTCCTGCTCGTTTGTTTGACTGCCCTTGTTAGCTTTTACGAATCAAATCGATGGCTTTTGCGATCTCCCAGCCCATTCCTTTCCCGACTGTGAATCCGATCGATTTGACGATGTCTTCGAGCATGCCGATGGCGATGTCTTTGTCGGATTCGAAAAACGGCTCTGCCCATGGCCATACCGCGTTAATCAGGCGCTCCATCTCGCGCACGATCTCGCCGTATTCGCCTTGAGCGCGGAGCGATTTGCGCGCCTTGATCAAGTCGGTGACGGAGCGGAAATTGTATTTACAAACGATATTGCATTCCGTGTTGAGCGGCAGCACGCCTCTTGCGTCTTCGAGCGCAACACCCATTTCAACGAGCTCCTTGTAAGAGTGTTTAGCAGAGTTCACCGCAGCCCGATAGAGTTCGAGCTGCATCCCTTCGAGCTTTTTCCCTTCCACAACGCCCAGCTCAGAGGCATTCGTCACCCGCATCGACTGCATCGCGTAAGAAGCGGTGCGGGTGCGCGTTACCTGCTGCGCTACAGCACGGCTAATCCCGCTGAGCAGGAAGGTCACGTCCACAAACTCCCAAGAGCTCTTGATCGTTTTGGCCATGTAGTCCAGCTCGGTTTGTTTCTTTTCAGTTGGCCACGCTTTTATCTCCTCCATCAGTCCTGAAGAAAGATTGAGTCGAGTTTGCTTGGTGAAGATCATAACGTCAGCCGCGTGCCATTGTTGGTCTGTTCTGCCGACTCCGGTGTAATCAATGAGTTCAATTTTCAATTTGTTTGCTCACTTTCTTTCTAAGAACCGCTGTTATTTGCAGCAGCTGTTGTGTTGTGAATTGTTGACTGATGATGTAATCTTCAATGATGTTGCAGGCGAACTCGACGCCGCGATCGAAACAGTCTAGTCCCGTAGTGATTGCAGTTTTCTCGTGTACGAGTCCGCATTCACCAGCTTCTTGATCACTGTTAGGTCTTGCAGAACGTCGTCCAGCAGAATATTGCGCCATGTTGCAAATCTCCCAAGAGAATAAACACCGTGTTTTTGTGAAAGTTTTTCTACAGCATACCTGCGGAAAGATTCGTCAATCGGAGCGATCTTCCCGTAAGATTGTTTGTGGTTGCTGTCGATAACTTCTAGGTCGCTTTCCGCCAAACCGAATGAATCCAGCACTTCTGTGAGCTCTGGAGAGATTTCCGGAACACCCTCAACCGACTCCACAATCAGAAGGTCTCCCGTGATCGAAGCGCGATAAACCGCAGTCGCTGGCGAGGGGTAATAGATTGTTTGGAAAACGTCCGCAGCCTTCACCCTGAAGCGCTGCACCCTTATGGGCGAGAACTTGAACGCCACTTCTTTGCGCGGCTCGAGACCCGCCAGCTTGAGCATAGCGTTCATCGGGATTGTGCTTATTATGGGGTAGTTTTTCGGGAGCTCGTGCACCGGAGTTTCCCATTCCACTCGGTCGCCAACCTGATCGATCAGCTGCAGGATGAAATCTTCTGGCGCGATGTATCGTTCAACAGATTCTGTTTTCCAGATCGACCGATCGAAATAACCATCCGTCACCTTGTGCGAATACAAATTCGAAAGCTGAATGTTCGGCTCGTGGAACTTGTACTCCATCCAGATGTTTTTGTAAACTCTGATCTTGCGGAAAGGGATCCCCACTGCGTCTCCGACCGCCGCGCTGCGGAAGCGCAAAACCGCGCGATGCTGCTGGCGGTCTTTGCTTAGCGCTTCCAGCACTCGAGCTTGCGGGTTGACCGCCGCCGCAATCAATCCGCTCAGTCCCGCACCCAGTATGATCACAGCAGATCCTCCGCGAGTTCCCAGAGCTTCATGTTGACTTTGACGGTGTTGTCCATTGCGCGGATGCCGTGCGTGCGGGTGTTGCGTCCATTGGGCGAGCGCCCGACGACGCCACCTTTGACGAGGTTTTCCTGCACACGATTGAACACCCGCCAGAGGTCTGAGCCCTGGTCTTCGACGCGGCGAGCTTCCAGCAGGGAGTGCGGCATAACGCGACCACCCCAGAGCGCGGAAGCCATCACGGAAAACTTTATTTCCTCCTCCTTGTTGAGCAAGCGCTGTTTGAACAAATCGATCCGGCGTGCAGATTCCTGCGCCGATTTGATGACGCGGTTGGCCTCCTCAAGCACTCTCTCAGCCGTGACCTCCACGTGCCGAATGCGCGCAGAATCGATCTCCTGCGACTTAACGATCAGACCATTGGAGCAGATAAAGCGGAAAAGTCCCGCCTCCATACGCAACGAGGAGCTGCCGTCGTTGGCGTTGATGACAAGGATTTCTGGCACAGAACCGTTGATCTCCTTCAGGTAAGACTCGTGACGCATGCGTACAAAATGCCGCACAGTGCGCGGGTCGCGTTTGCGCGGCTTGAGTGTGTTGGCTTGGGTGATGGTGTAGCCTTCGTCGCGCATAAGGTTGATAACAGCTTCGGTGCTGATGAGGTCGTACTTCTCCGAGAGTTTCTCGAATTTGACGCCATCCGTTGCAGCCTGCGGTAGAGTTATTTGTTCCATTGCTATTCGCTCCTTTCGAGTTCGAGTTCAATCAGTGCTTCAATTGCTTCTTGTTCGGTGGATCCGTGGCCAACGGGGTCGCCTTCGTCATAGCCTTCCCGAATGGCTTCCCAATCGTAGCAACGGATCGGGATCGGGGGATAAACAAATTGGGTGAGGATTTTCATTTTCTTTCCAATCAGAATGACAACACAGAAGCGATGATGAAATACAAAGCTGAGCCAACTCCGCAAACAATCAGCAACAGCTCCCACCACTTCGGCTCCCAGTTGTGGCTGAGCGCGGCTTTGGATTTTTTCCACTCGCTGCGGATGTTGTAAACATAACTCACTCCGCATTGAGCTTTTTCTGCGATTTGTTTGCTTGTGAATCCTTCTTCAATGAGCCTGATGACCAGTTGCTTGCGTACGGATTGCGCCATTTCGGTTTCTCCTTTAGTGTTGGTTGCGGTAGAGGTTTAACACTTCGATTACGTGATCGAGCGCTTTCCGGCTGCGACCGCCCACGTGCCACTCATAGCGGTCGTACGGAGTGCGGCGCTGCTTCCAGTCGTAAATGGTGGCTACGGTTTCGTCTTCGAACTTCAAACACCACTCGCAAGTCGAGCTGCCCGTTTGTATGTTCGGACCATAATTGGGCTCGCCAAACGCCCCAACCAACTCGTCGTAGGTGGCGAAGACGTAGTCCTGCAGGCTCGTGCCTTGTATCTCAGCGTCGTTGGTGAATTGCATTTCTGTTTCTCCTGTTTTGACCTCCCGCACTATCGCAGAAGGTGAGTCAATTATCCTGCTAAAAGTTCAATTGAGCAACAATTATTTTCACGTTTTATAACCCTCCTGGAAAGAGGGTTATTCCCATCACCAGCCGAATCTTTCTGCGCAGATCGGACCAATGCCCCGCTCGATCGAGGCAGGGTCACTCAGCTCGCGGTTGCAAACAGCGCAGGAGCCGAATTTTTTGCCGTAGGCTACCGCTGCATTAGCTGGGTCGCTAGCGGCTGCTAAAACACGTCCCTGCGCGTCTCCGGAGCAGTTTCTCACTGCGTAGAACTTGCCTCCAGACACTTTCCCGAGGTATTCGCCGTTTTCTTTGACATAAATGGCGTTGGGGTTCTTACCCGCGCTGGGCGCTGGCGAGAAAACAAAGGTATCGAGCCGGAGCTTAGGACGCTGAATTCCAGCGTTTTTAGCATTGGCGAAGGCGGTTTCGATCGCCTCTACCGAAACGCTGGGGGCATGCTCCACGCGCTGCTGGCGCTCGGCGGCACGCTCCGCAGATTTCGCAACGCATTTCTGCACAGCGGCGAGCTGCCGCTCGGTCAGCGAGCCGTATTTGCGCACCGCTTCGATCATCGACTGAGCGAAGTCGAAACGCGGAGCCGACGTAACCATCCAGCTGTATTCGGCGGGATACTCCGCTTTGAACGACTCAATCGCTTCGGCAGAGGCTTGCTCTTTTTTGGCAGCGGCACGCTCGCGGTTCTGAGCGCGTTGGGCGGCGGGAGTTTTGAACTCGTGGTAGCCGCGACCGTTGCAGCTAAAGCAGGTGCGGGAAACGCTCCAGCCCACCCAGCGACCCGTGCCGTTGCACTTTTTGCAGTTCTCTTTGAAAAGCGTGACGGTTTGCACCGTCGCCGCTTGGGTCACTTGGGGGATGTCGTCAACCATGTCGGCGAAGAAATCCATTGTTATTTCCCCTCAGCTTTCGCGATGACCATCAATGCTTCCGTTACACACGCTTCTCTATCATCACGACCTTTGATACAGGCTTTCAGCGCATCCAGCAGTTCTGGTGCTGCCGCGATAAGTCTTGCGTTGGCATCGCGTTCAGCGCACTCGGTTTGATGACCTTTGCCGCGCTTGTATTCGGTCTTGCAATCGACAAGCGCAACGCGCCCACTTTCTGTTATCACAAAGCGTGAACCATCATTTGTAAGGGCGGGAACTCTTGAAATTCCAAGTGCATCGGCGCGTTTATTCATTTTTTCATCGCCGTGCCAAATCGGGGCGTACCAAGGTGCCGGTGTATGTTTGCTCATGTTATTTCCCCTCCGCTTTGGCGATTATACAGGAAACGTGTTGGCGGTATCCGTCAAACTTTTTGCCATCCAGCAACGGGGCAAGTTCTTTCAGAGCATCCAGCAGTTCCGGTGCTGCGTGATGCAGCGCCAGCAGCTTGCGTTGCTCTGCCTCAAATTCTGCGGTCAAAACTTGCTCAAGCGGTGCGGGGGCAATTGAAATTTTGATTTGCGGTTTCATATCTACTCTCCAGTTAATCACTGCGGATTGCAGTGAGTGATGTAATTATCAGTTAAACAAAAGGGGGAGTCAACCCCCTCCTGAAATTATTTCTTTGCCCAATACCCGTAAACCATTCGATGAGTGCAGTCCCAGATGTCGTTTGCAACGCCGTCGATCACCGCCACGAAATGATGTGCCTGCCGAACAATCACCACGCCAGCAGGCATGTCGCTGCATCGAGCCTTACGACCATCCAGTTTTGGAGCAGGCACCCAAACCCAACCGTGACGCGCCAGCACATCAGAGTAGACATCCTTGTAAATTCCGTTGCGTGCCGATTTGGAGCGACCACAATCCTTGTTGGCTTGAGCCAACTCGTTGTACGCGATTTTGTAATCGAGTTGCAAAGCAATCGCCATCGCACGAGCGGCACAGTCACCTGCTACGCCCTTAAAGCCAGCATCCTTGCGACCACCATCGTTATATTTAAACATTTTCTCTCTCCAGTTGAATGCAATTAACGATTAAGCAACGTGAGTGATGCGTTCGGTTTTGATCGTGATGATGGAGCTGACCTTGGTGAACTTGGCGATCTGTTCTGCGGTAGCGCCGAGCTCGGCTGCGAGCGCTTTGCCGTCGAGCGTGTTGCGCTGCGAGAGTGTTACCTTGGCGGAAAACTCCGCACCTGCAACAGCACCCTCGCCGAACTGGTTGGCGACCTCCGCTTTGAGCTCTTTGGCGCGAGCTTCGAGTGCTTTGATCTGCTCGTTGATGGAGCCGAGTTCGTCGATCGTGCTGATTTGTTTGGTTGCGTTCATTTCGGTTTCTCCTGTTTTGACCCCTGCGTTATTGCAGAAGGTGAATGAATTATCCTGCTAAAAGTTCCACAAAGCAACAACTTTTTTATCAAAAATATTCATGATGTAGAACAATGACTTACGAGTCGTCCCTCATCTTCTCGTTAACGAGGTCGTCGATTTCATCACGCTCGAAATCACTCATTTTGCGCTCCAGCCAGAGAGCTCGCCGACCCCGACGATCCAGCACTTCCCACTCAACTTCGGTGTAGCCGTAGTAGTCCAGGTCGCTCGCAGCATTGCGGCTGTATGAGCCGCGCACGCTGTGGTAATGCGTCACTCCGATCAGGCAAGGAATTCCCGCCACGCGAGCTTCGATTTCTTCGATGTACATTATTGCACCTCCTCAACTTTGGCCATCCAGCTCGGCATTCCGTAGTTTGACTTCTCCCAGCTCATCCAGCTGGTGGTGTCGCGCTTGTGACGGTAATAATTACGGTACGACTCAACAGGATCGCTGGTCTTGCAATGATCAGGCATAGCCAATGCAAACGACGTTACACGCGCAGAAGTCAGGGCGGGTGGTACGTCGCTCAGCTCGCCCAAGAAAAGCTCGTGGCAGGCGTGGAATTTGTTGTAGCGCTTTTTGTACTCGTGAGCCAGATGCAAACCGAGCGTACGCAGCCAGCGATAGTTCAGCACCGACTCAGCCGCCCACTGTACGCAGGGGTGTTTGGTGTGAGTTGGTTTATACTTGACGGCAGCGCCATTGCCGTGGATGTGGTGCACAGTGGCGAGGATCTGTGCGGTTTCGAGCACCATCTTGACGACGTGCTTGTCGCAGTGCATTGCTGCGGCGAGAGGGGCAGATTCGTGAAGGATGAAAATGTTCATGTCGATTTCTCCAGTTGGTTACGGTTGACTGCAAAACGAATTATGCCGGAACTTTTCACGAAAAAGCAACAAATTTGTAAATCATTGTTTTTATGAAAGAATCTGCTTTCTGGAACAGCCTAAAAGACTCAGGCGAGCTGCCTTTTGCCGTCAGGGTTGAGTCTCCTGCTAGCCCTGGAATGCCAGATGTTTACTTCGCCACAGGCTCAGGCATCACAGGGTGGATCGAGCTGAAGGTTGTTCCAGAAACCCATCGCAAGCCTCTCACTGCCGGCACCGGTGCAGGGCAGCTCAGACCATTGCAAATTTTATGGGCTCGACAAGCAAGCGAAAAAAATATTTTCACCTGCGTGTTGCTCTTTCACAAAAACCGAGCGATACTTCTCTCTGGTCGCGACGTTGCGCTGCTTGTTGGAGCAACAGAGGACCAAGTGTTATCGAAAGCGTTGTGGGTTGGTAGCACCAATGCACGCGCTCGTTGGCAAGGACTACAGGAGAAACTGGAGCAACATGGAAAACAAACCATTATTCGATTGGCAGCGCAAAGCGCTGAATGAAGCTGCACCGCGCAATTCCTACGGATTGTTCTCTGATCCAGGAACAGGCAAGACGTATTGCGCACTGCTCATAGCGCAGAAATGGACCAACAGCGCAGTTGTTGTTTGTCCGCTTTCGGTCAAAAAGCAATGGATCGATGACGCCATCGCTGTCGGCGTGCCGACATTGGTGTTTCATTACGAGCAGCTACGCAACAAGCGTTATTTCGCAACGATCTCGAGCGTGCTGCACGCAAAACCCACCACGCTGATTCTCGACGAGAGCCACAGGATTAAGTCGCCCAGCACCGTCACAACCAAAGCTGCGCTCAAAATCGCGCCGTTGGCGCCGAACAGACTCGCGCTGACCGGCACTCCGACCGCGAACTCGCCAGCAGATTTGTACACTCAGCTCAAGTTCCTGCAGCCCGAGCGCCGTATGGAAACCTTCAGAGAGTTCCAAAGCGAATACATCGAAGAGCTCCCCGCCAATCACCCTTTGCGCAAGCGCATCGCAGGACGCCCATTCCTGCCGCAGAAGCTCAAAGACGGAACTCTGGTCACCAAAAACATCGACAAGCTCAAAAAGCGCGTCGCTGAATACGGGATAACGGTTAAGCTCGAAGAGGTTTTGGAACTACCCGAGCGCACCTTCCTGCAGAGGATGTGTGTTGCAGAGCCTGCGCTGATGAAGAGCTACAAAGAGCTGCAGAAAAACTACGCCACAGAATTCAAGAGCAAAGAGCTCACTGCACAAAACGCCGCTGTGCTCGCTGGCAGGTTGACGCGGCTGACCTCTGGTTATGGAGCGGCTGATTGGAATCTTTCTTTCCCAAATCCGAAGCTCAAAGAGCTCGTCGACGACATCAGCACATTTGTCGCTGCGGGGAAATGTATCGTTTGGTCAGTGTGGGTTGCGGAGCGCAATGACGCCGTTGACGCACTCAGCCAACGCGGCTACCGCGTCACCGTTGACCCAGAAGAATTCATTAAAAAGGATTTCCAGATTTTGGTCGGCTCGCCGAAAATGTATGGCACGGGATTGAACCTGCAGGTCGCGACGTATCAGCTTTGGCTTTCGCGCTCGTGGTCGCTGCTGGAGCGGGAGCAAGCGCTCGCACGCAATTACCGCGCAGGACAAACGAAGAAAACAGTGGTGGTGGATTACATAACCGAAGGCACGATAGATGCGCGGGTGCTTAGAGCTTTAGAAAACAAAACAGATTTACTCAACGAGATCATGACAACAGGAGCATTTTGATGCCAAGAGTTTTTGTAACCTCCAACCGCATGCGCAAAGACAGTTACACCAAGGAGCTAAAACCAATCGTCGACCTACGACCCGCAGAGCAATTCGGCTCATTGGTTTCGGTGTTCGATCACGAGATGAACCCGAACAAGCGCGAAGATGTAAAGGCAGCTGAACAGCGTTTGGCGGATTTTGACCAAGAGCAAGATTACATACTGCCGAATGGATCTCCGCTCGCCACGCTCGCAACAGGTTTGCTGCTCCGAAATAAAAATGTAGATTGCGTGCAGACACTTGTGTGGGATAAAATTTACCTGAAATACATTTTGAATGTGATTGAGCTATGAGCGAACACGCTGAACTTTCTCCGTCAGGGTCAGCTCGTTGGCTGGCTTGTCCTGGAAGCTATTGGCTTTCAAAAAAAGCGCCACAGCCGCCTTCGTCCGCTGCCGCCAAGGAAGGAACTGACGCTCATGAATGGGCGGCAAAAATACTTTTCGGCGCAGATAGCACCGGCTGTCCGTATGAAGGGTTAGAGCTCTACACTGATCGTGTCTGGCAAGCTGCTCAGCGTAAAGGCGCACAGCTTTGGGTCGAAAAACGAGTTTGGCTAACCGAGGAAATCCACGGCACGCCGGACGCTGTCGTTTACCACAAAGGTGTGTTGGATGTTTTCGATTTGAAATACGGATACAACCGCGTCGAAGCGCAAGGCAATACTCAGCTGGCGATTTATGCAGCCGCTGCAATAAAAACTTATAGCCTCAAGGTTAAGAAAGTGCAATTGCACATCGTGCAACCGCGTGCTGGCGGAATCCGCTCCTCGACCATGTCGCGCAAATTGTTCGAGTCTCTTGTAAATACGATACTTGCAGCTGCGGATGCTTTAATTGAAAATCCGTCAGCGCCTCGCAAAGCTGGCGACCACTGCCAGTATTGCCCAGCTTCACCGATTTGCTCAGAGCGCAAATCTGAGGCACAACTCGCTGCACAGATCGCTTTCCGTAGTGTGCAGGAAATTGACGAAGAAACTATGCTCTGGGCGATAGAAAATAAAAAGCGCATCCTCGATTGGTTCGAGCAGCTCAACGCTTTCGCAATAAGCAAACCACCACGCGGATACGCTGTTGTCCAGGGTCAGGGTAGGAGAGTTTGGCGCACTGACGTCAACATCCCAATGATTTTGAAAGCCATGACGCTCGCAGAAGCTGAAAAGGCAGGGCACAATCTCGACGAGCTAACTGTCAAGAAGCCTGGACCACTCACGCTCGTACGCAAAGAATTTGACGCAAACGAGTTCCCTGAAGAAGAATGATGCAGTGCGGTTCGCGACTTATGGCTGTAGGTCGCGAACCATTCTTAACCAGCCATATGTGTAAGGAGTAATTCGCAATGAGTAACATTAGTCCGATTGGTCGTATTTCTTTCCCTCACTTGTTCAAGCCGCAGCAAAATGATCGTGGCGAGAACGTCTGGTCGTTGGTTATCGTTTTTGACAAAAAAGCGCAAGCCTCTCCAGAATACAAAGCGATGGAGGATGCGATTCAAAATGCAGCAACCGAGCGCTTTGGAACAAAAGTGCCTGCAGGTGTCAAGCGCAAATCCCTCGAGCCGAAGAGTGGTTATCCGTTCACTCTCACGGAAACAAAACCCGAGTGGTTTGGTTGGGCTCCCGAAGGCAGCACCATGGCGACCTTCAGCTCCAAATATGCACCTGCGGTGATTGATCGGGAAAGGCAAGAAATCCTCGACCAAGCAGAGGTTTATGCAGGACAGTTTGGACGCGTGCAGTGGACGACCTACGCTTATGATGCCTCTGGCAACACAGGCGTTTCGTTCGGACTCCGTGCGTATCAAAAAGTTAAAGACGGAGAGGCACTGTCGGGTGGTAAACCCGATCTGAATGCATTCGGTGAAGTTAGCGACAAAGAGCTCGAAAACTTCTAAGTGTCAGGAGAGGAGCTGGGGAAACTCGGCTCCTCTTTTATTTGATCGAACTGTGCGCCAATGAGAATAATTCGACTAGAACGACAAACACGCGAGATGCATCTGCCCGACGACCTAATGGCAGAGAAGCGTTGGCTCGTGTGGCGGGAGGAGGACGGACGCAAAGTCCCCTACTACCCAACAACGCACCGGCGGCGCTCTGGAACCATGGAAACTGCGCAGGATTTTGCAGCCATGGGCTCGCACGACGAAGCGCTAGAATCGTTAAAAAACCACATACCGCATTACACAGGTCTTGGGTTCGCTATCACGAATGGTTCGCTGCTGATCGATTTGGACGACGTCCTTGGAGAAGGCGGGAAATTCGTAGACGAATGGGCTGAGAAATTCACATACAAAGCGATTGCCTCCAAAGCATTTGTCGAGGTGTCGCACTCGGGGACAGGTGTCCATATAATTGGGCGCGGTCATGCACGCAAGGCGGGTGCCAAAGGTGTTGCAATAGAAGTTTATCCAGATAAGCGTTTTGTCGCGATAACAGGCGAGCTTCTGCCCAACACAGAATGTCCCGACGAAGTAACCGACATAACAGATTTGGCGGAAGAGGCTCTTTCTGAATATCAACGTCGTTGCGACGAAAAAGGCATCAACAACCTTTCCTCCGCGTTGGCGAGCGAAGAGGAACTTGCTTACATAAAGGGGCAGGTAGAAGGCGACACACTCACCCAGGTTCGCACGCTGCTACAGGTGTTCTCTCCAGACGAGCGCGATCAGTGGTTCAAGGTTGGATTGGCACTCGGACGTGCTTTTCCGAACGACAAGAATGTTTTCGAGGAATATGTAAAATGGTCTAAAGCGTCTCCGAACTACAACGCTAAAGCCGATGACAAAACGATGGCAGACTTGTTCTTCCGACAAGCCATGCTACCAACAAAGAGCAAATACACCCTCGACACAATGATCGCTCAGGCGCAAAGTGTTGGCGTGCAGCTGAAGCTCTTTGTGCAAGCATTTGACGATCTCCCTCCGACCGAGGAGGAAGTGAAGGTAAAAAGACTCCTCGGCTGGGAAAACAATAAGCATTCCGCTGCAGACCTTTTCCGCACCCCTCCTCCAGCAATGGAGTTTATCATCGAGGACATTCTCCCGAAACACCGCACCACTTTCGCTGCTCCTGGAGGAACCGGTAAAACTCAGATCACGCTTTGGATGGCGTTGCACGTGGCAGCTGGTAGAAAACTTTTCGACAAGTACGAAATAAAACGTCCTGGAAAAGTTTTGGTAATGAACGCTGAAGACCCAAAGCGTCAGCTTCAGAGAAGACTGATAATGCTCGCTAACCACATGGAGTGGTCGAGCGAGGAAGAAAAATACGCTGCATTTGAAAATGTCGCATTTGTTGATTTTGAAACCGATACCATAAGTCTTTCAACGCAGGTTCAGCGCACAAACCACTACGATATAACTAAAACGGTGCACGAGATCATCCGTTATTACAAAGAAGACTCCTTGAGCTGGCTTATTTTCGATCCGATGACCTTGTTCGGTTTCGACGAAGCTGGTGGCAATGATTCTGCCAGCGCAATGATGAAGGCGTCTGGAATTTTGGCTGATCAGCTGAACTGCGCTGTCACTTACGTCACGCATACAACAAAAGCAGGTGCAAGAGCTGGTGAGGCTGATATGCATACGACGCGTGGTGCAGCAGCATTCGGCGATTTAACCAGAGCGCACTGGAACTTGATAAATTTCCGTCCATATGATGCTATGTCGAAAACTCGTTACCTGCAGCTTTCTTTCGACAAAGCCTCTTACGCCGCACCGCAGCCGCCTGTGCACCTTATGGCGATCGAGAATAACACATTCGTAACGTACAACCCCGAAGACGAGCAGGACGGAGAGTTTGACGACACTCTTTGGGAAGGCGTCAAGAAGGCGATCGATTTCCTGCGTAAAAGTGGTGAGGCGTGCTCTGTGGATACTGTTTCCACTTACGGTTACGAAGTCAACGGTCAGCACGTAGGCAGAACCCGCGCAAAGCCAAAAGTCCGCGAATGGCTTGAGGAGGGAAGGTTAGAAATCGTAACAGAAGGCAGGCGGCGTCAACAGCTGAGAGTTAACAAGAACTGGGAAGAATCGAACTTTTAACAAGGAAAAGACAAAGTGAAAAAGCAGAAACAGGAGCCAGAAAAAATAACCCCGCAGGAAACTGCCGAAGAGCAAAAACTGCATGAGGAATACAAAGATGAAATTCTAGAGGAGGAAAAACCTAGACCCACTGTTGCAGAAATAATTGCTTGGCGCAATGATCCGCCCGAGCCAGGAGCTTCGAATATAGCTCGTGCACCTTCAGAAGCAGCAATCATTCGCAGAGGATACACCACACTGCACATGGCTCACGCTGCTCGTAACGCAGAACCTGACTCTGAAAAAATACAAGTCGTCGAGCTCCGCGACAATCAAGGCGCGGTGCTGGCTTATTGCCTTTCTTGGGAGGAGTTTGAACAATGATGAATTCAGGAACTATACGCGTTGTTGATTTAGACAGCACTGTGAGCGACGACAAATGGCGCCAATGGCTCATTGATCCTCAAGCCGAGGATGGTGAAAACAAATATCACGCTTATCACATTCATTGTGACGGAGATTCTGCGATAAATCGTCACATCGTTGATGAGTCTCCGGTGCCAGTTTTCTTCGTCACAGCGCGACCAGAATACGTGCGCCAAAAGACAACAAACTGGCTCAGAGAGAAAAACTTCAAATATCAGGCGCTGATAATGCGCCCCAATGGTAATCATCAGCACTCTGTAGATTTGAAGCGCAAACTTATATCCGATCTGCTGATGATGTTTGAAATAGAACGAGCTTACGACGACAGGGAAGATATAATCGAAATGTGCAAAGAACTCGGACTGAGAGGAGTATTGGTGTGAGCAAAAAATCTGTTCCAGAACTTTTACGCGAATGCGCAGAAACTTACGAGCAGCGCAATAAACTCTACGGCGACAATTACAAAAAGTTTGGTCGCGTAATGTCTGCGATTTTCCCAAATGGACTGAGTCTTTACACAGTTGAGGAATTCAACCGTTTGGGGATTTTTATCCAATGCCTTAGCAAGCTCACTCGCTATTCGGAGAATTTAACTCGTGGCGGTCATCAAGACTCTGCGCACGACCTCTCTGTTTACGCAGCTATGCTCGAAGAGCTGACTGATGATAATACTGCTTGATTTTGAGACAACGGGTTTGACGCTTCCCAGCTCGTCGGATTTAGAGCTTCAGCCGAAAATTATAGAAATCGGCGCGATAAAAGTTAGCGACAAAGGCAGCATCGTCTCTGAACTTTGGGAGCTCGTCGATCCGAAACAGGAAATCTCTGCCGAGATCACGAAGATAACAGGTCTGAAACCAGAAGACCTAAAAGGCAAGCGCACGATCGAAGAGCTGATTCCGGAGCTGGCGAGCTTTTTCCTCGGCACTCATACACTTGTTGCTCACAATCTCGCGTTCGATAGAGACGTGCTCTATTTCGAGCTGCTCAGAACAGGCTGGGAGAGGAGATTCCCTTTCCCGCCGAATCAGATCTGCACCGTGGACGCTACCATGCACATAAAAGGCAGGCGCATGAAACTGGTAGAACTCTACGAGCACACGCAAGGCAAACCCCTTGCCCAAACACACCGCGCTCTTGATGACGTAAAAGCGCTCTGGGAATGCTACAAAACGCTCAATGATTACAAGAACTGAATTCACCTTTGGTAATTGTTTTGGACCGATTGGCAGAGTCGTAGCACGAGCCAGCCAGCTTGGGTACAAAAAAGCCGCCATCTGCGACATTGGCACTTGGGGTCATGTTCCGTTTTTCAAGGCTGCAGAAAAAGCTGAAATTCAGCCTATTCTTGGCGCAGAGCTGAAGGTCGGCGACGAAGAGCGCTCGATCAAAGTTCTGGCTAAAAATCAAGAAGGTCTGCGGGAACTTTACAGGCACAGTGCCGGCATAACCTACGAAACTGAATTCTCCAGCAATCTGCTCGTTTTTCCGTATACCGCTGATCTTGAAAAGATCAAAGCAGAAGACGTGGTTCTCGATTTGCACCCGTTGAACTCTCTGAAGAACAAAATGAACATTCAGCAGGCTCGTTCGAAAAAGCTGCCGTTGTTCTTTGTTTCCGACGTGCGCTATCCAGCTCCAACTGACCGAAAATATGCTGAGCTGCTCGGTGTGCGTTTGGGAGCACATTCTCAGCATTGGTGGTCGCAACGTGAAATTGATGAAATTTTCCCGATTTCTATCTCTTGGGAGCAGCTGGCTGAAAAATTCGAAAAAGTGACCCTGCCTGTAGCCAAGAATATGGTCGTAGAAGGCGATTTGGAAGCCGAGGCAAGGAAAGGTATTCCATGGCGCTTTCCAACCGGTTTCGGTGAGGAATACGAAGCCAGGCTACAAAGAGAATTGGCTGTTATCCGAGAGAAACAGTTCGAGTCTTACTTTCTCATGGTTTACGACCTAATTCGCTGGGCGCGAGGCAGAATGTTAGTGGGTCCAGGACGCGGTTCGTCTTCTGGGTCGATTATTTGCTATCTGCTCGGAATCACAGAGCTCGACCCAATTGAGCATGGGTTGCTTTTTGAGCGGTTCGTGGACGTGACTCGTATCGACCTACCCGATATCGATATGGATTTTCCAGGAGATCGCCGAGATGAACTTTTCGACTATCTCAAAGGGAAATATGGCGAGCAAAGCATTGCCAGACTCGGAAACGTGAACAAGCTGAAGCCCAAATCAATCTTAGCCAACGTGGGCAAGCGCATGCGGATTCCTGTCTGGGAAACCTCTGAAATTCGAGACAACATGATCGAGCGCTCTTCAGGCGATTCGCGCGCAGCCTTTTGTCTTTCTGATACGATGGAATCACTCAAGGCTGGGCGAGAGCTATTGGAAAAGCACCCAGGATTCAGGAATGCAGGCGCATTGGAGGGGCACGCCTCTCACGCAGGAGTGCACGCTGCAGGCGTGATCATTTGCAACACCCCTGTGGCTGATTACTGCTCGGTGACTTCGGAGGGGATTTCTCAGATCGACAAATATCAGGCAGAATCGCTCAACCTGATGAAGCTCGACGCGCTCGGTCTGAAAACACTCGACATCGTGCAGGAAACCATAGACGAGGTCGGGAAAAAAATAACCGACATCGACGTCAACGATCCGAACATCTACAAACTGCTCAATAGCCAGAAAATCACAGGTGTTTTCCAGCTCGAAGGCGATGCTGCTAGGCAGCTTTTGAGACAGTTCGAGGTGCGGAACTTTAACGACATTGTCGCACTCACTTCTCTCGCAAGACCTGGACCACTTCAGTCTGGTGGAGCCAAAAAGTTCCTAGATGTTCGGAGGGGACTGGACACACCGACCTATTACCACGACATTCATAAGCGCTGGACAGAACAGACAGAAGGTGTGGTGGTTTACCAAGAGCAGATCCTGTTTTTAGGCAGAGATATTGGTTTGCTCGGCTGGCCAGAATTGACCGCCCTGCGGAGAGCGATGTCGAAATCACTCGGGAAAGAATATTTCGACCAATTCAGAGACAAGTTCTTAGCTGGCGCTGAGAAGCAGGATATAAATCGAGAAGCAGCGCTTGAGGTCTGGAACTCAATGATGCATGCAGGGTCTTACGCTTTCGTTAAAGCACACGCTGCAGCCTACTCCGTTATCTCGGCTTGGACAGCTTGGCTGAAATATTACCATCCATTGCAATTCAGTGCAGCTTCCCTCCGCCACACCTCCGATGATGATGCTGTCCTCAAACTCCTCAGGGAGATAACAGCAGAAGGATTCAAATACGTTGCGTTCGACAAAGATCGTTCGGAAGCCAGCTGGGCAGCTAAAGGAGACGCAATTTATGGTGGGCTTATCGCTGTTCACGGTATTGGTCCAAAGATGGCTCAAAAAATACTGGATTCACGCATTACCAAAAAACAATTGCCTCCAAGTATAATTGCTAAGCTCGAGAATCCAAAGCTCAAATGGCCAGACCCATACCCGTTCACCGCAAGATTCGGAGATTGGTACGAAAATCCTCGTAAGCACGGGCTAAAAGAGGGTTCTGTTTTGACCAAGTGCAATGACCTTGAGGCTGACGGTTCAGAAGTTGTTGTTTTGGGTATGCTGGCAGAGAAAAACTTGCGAGATGCACTGGAAACAGGCAACGTGATGAAGCGTGGAGGCGTAATCACGGATTACGATCGAGAGTTCCGTTATTGGCTGAACATAACAGTTAAAGACGACACAGGACTAGCGATTCTTACCGTTCGTCGAAAAGATTACGAAAAAATGGGCAAAGAGATATTGGAATCCGTGCCTATTGGCGCAGTGATTCTCGCTCGGGGGCACATGGGCAAGAATGGAATCCGAATGATGCAAATAGAGAAATGGAAGGTTATAGAAAATGGATAGCATGGAGCAAGAATACAAAGACTGGATCGCGCTGCTCGACCGCACCGGAAATAACGATCTGTTGAAAGACCCTTACAATGTTTGGGTAGAGGCGTGGAGTTTGGCGCTGCTTAGGGCAAAAAAAGACCCCAACAATTCGGGGTCTAACACGTTTCAGGCGTGAAGGAGCGTGACAGCGAATTTACAATTCAGAGCGTCATTCACCTTTGTAATATTTATAGCCCTGATAAATCAAAGGAGGAACACTGAGCGCTGCACCGAGAGCGGTTGACGCAGGGTGAGGAACCATCATCAATGCACCGCCAGCTGCACCCATTCCACTCATTATCCCTTCAGGAGTCAGACCCTGCTCGTAAGCGTGCATCGCTTCTGCGCCTGTGAGTCCTCCAGCGAGTATATTTAGGTAAGGGATGCGTCTGATTATTGCACCTGCACGTTGCAGTCCCGTGGGTTTTAGAGAAGCAGCCTTGTCAGCAGCCTCAGCCGCTTTTTCCGCTGCATTAGAAAGGTTGAGCTCAGCTTTTTGCACCGTTTTAGGCGTCGATCCCGCCATGCCCCTCCATTTTGCCTGCAGAGCGTTCATGTCGGTCTGGGCAGATTTCAATGCCGCTTCAGCTTCAGAAAGTGTTTTCTGTGCCGCTAACTGTTCTGCATTGTAAAGCGGAGCATTGGCGAGCTCGCTCGGGACGATCAGCCGACCCGACTGAGTGTAACCACCAGAAAGCCGACCCATTCCGCTAGTAGCTTCGGTGGTGCCGGTCATACCTTTGCGTACCGTGTTGTAATCGACAATGTTACCCATCTTCACATTGTGACGCATCGCACCTTCGTCAATAGGCACAGTGCTGCCAACTGTCGGCGCAGGAGCTGCAGGAGGAGGCTCGGGTAGCGCATTCAACCTTACAGCGTTTTGCCGAGCAATTTCGAGCTTCTGTTGCGCAGCGTTGAATCTTGCTTGAGAGGCTTTGAGCTCGTTGTGAACGACATCAACATTGGAAACATGAGCTGCTTTTGCTTCAGCGAGCTTGTTAGTTTGACGCTCAACGGACTTGCCTCTAACCTCTGCAGTTGATTTCGCCTGCCTATATTCTCTCGTCGAAGGAGCTTCGCTCTTCGGACCAAACAGGAGACCTGCAGCGGCACCGGTAGCTCCGGCGAGAGGCACATTTGAATCCGAGCTCGGAGATCCTAAAGTTTCCTCAACTTTTCGGTCGCTGTGCTCTTTTTCTTTTTTAGAGAAAACAGGATCGATATCTTCCAATTTGTGCTGCGATTCGGAATCAGTTCCAAGACCCAAAACCTCATCGAGCTCGTCTTTTTTAGGTTTGTCAGCCATTATTCACTCCCGAAACCAGGATAACGCTTACGGAGCTGTCTGTTCAGGTCGCTGTATTTCTTAACAATACCGAGATAATCGTCTGAACCAAAATAACTACCGAAAGGAACTTTAGTTCCGTATTGTTTGTCGTAATAATTCAAACTCTTGAATAGATCAGCACGTTGACCGTTTAGAATCAAATGATGTTTTACCCAGTATTTAACAGAATCAGCAGAATCTTTCTCAGTTACCATTGGTCGCTGCATAAACTGAGAATCTGCATTCGAGATGGAAGGACCAAGAACAGATTTTTCAGCTTTTGCGTCTTCGAAAAATTGCTCTGCTAAAAGCTGTGAAGCGCGGCGTAAAATTTTCTGATCTTTTGGACTCAATGTGTATTTTTCAAGGAATGCTTGAACAGGTGCAGAGATACTGTATCCACGACCAAGATTGAAACCTTCCTGAGCTGAAGTTTGAATTGCGGATAGCAAACCTTGCTTTTGCATCAAACCGAAAATCGCAGGTCTCTCCTCTGCAATATCATGCAGCTCGCGCAAACGGTTGGCTGTTGCAGAAGTAGTCTGAGGCGTGTAACCAATGATCTCAGCTCTATGATTTTCATACGCTTTGTCTTGGCTTTTAGCGCGATTCTCTCTAACTTGAGCTTGCACCGCTAAAGGAAGACTGGAAATGTCCGCGTCAATTGGGACTTTATTTGGGTCGACTGCTTTAGGCGGTTGTGCAGGAGCAGGTGAAACTGCAGCTGCTGGCTTTTCACTAGGAATCGGAATTGCGTGAACAGGATCGTTTTTGTCAGGTCTGTAATAGCCGCGAGCGCGCAGGTAAGATTCAGGCACCGAGGCAGGGACATCGATCGCATTTTCGTGGTAAACGCTTTTTCCCTCAACGACAGCTGCAGGTTTGTAAATACCTTTTTCGCCTTTGGCGAATCGGTCCAAAAGCTCTTGCTGCTGCTCGGGAGTACGCTCCAGCGCCAATGGTCCAAGGCTGATCCCGAAATCACTCTCAATCTGAGAAGCCAGCTCTTTCGGAGAAAAAGTCTTGGGAGCGGCAGCGGGAACAGGTGCAGCAGGTGCAGCGGGAGCGGCGGCAGGAGCAGGAGCGGCGGCAGGAGCAGCGGCAGGAGCGGCGGCGGGTGCAGCGCCTGAAGTGCGGAAGCTGGGAGACAAATACTGATTAACACTCTCGCCATATTTAGCTACCAAGTCTGCGTATTGCATCCCGTTTTTGATATCTTCATTGACGAGCTTACGTCGTTCAACGTCCATGTTGAAAGCGTTTTTGATCCCTTCGCCGAGCTTTGGGTCTAGTTTATTTATCGCTACATAAAGGTTCGAAGGAACACGGCTAAGCATGTCAGGAGAAACTTGACCCGAATTTATCGCAGCCGCAGCTTCACCAGGAGGTAAACCGATTGCGTTCGCAAACATGTTGAGAGCTTTAGCCTCGTTTTCAACCTGATATTTTTGTCCAGCAATATTGGCGCGCATTTGCGCAATCGGCAAAGCGAGCTCCTGCTGACGCTCGACATCTTTCCCGACAGTCGTGGCGACGTTGCCAAGAGCTTCGCCGAATGAGCCTGTTCTCCCAGGGTTGAAAAAAGCACCAGCGACATTCCATAGGTTTGGACCGGCGCTAACTCTTGACTCAAGAGCTTGAAGAGTTTTGTTTAGCGCTTCGAAATACTCTTGTCGCGCAGCGTCATCAGCGCCAAGATTTTGCGGCGCTGTTGCTCCAATTGGTAAAGCAGCCATTATCAGACTCCTTCGCTATATTGGCTAGGATAAATTATACTCCCATCAGAAAGGGTATAAGTTCCATTAGGGTTAACAGTAATAATATCACCGCCAGAAGGCTGGCTCCCGTCAATCGGACCACCCACCTGCTCAGGAGCAGAGCCGCTTAACCATTTGCTCCAATCTATTCCGGAAAGAGCTGATCCGATCGATTTTCCTAGATTCGTATTGCTAACTGCACCCATTATAGACCCCAGACCAGCGATTTGGGCGAGCGGAGAGGAAGAATATGCTCCAGGAATCGGACCAGTATAAGTCGAGCTGACCGAAGTCGGCATCGTATAGCCGCGCAGCAATCCCGCCTGTTGAGCTGCAACTTGTAGCGGGAAAAGACTTTTACCTTGCTCGATTTGCTGCTGCTGAGCGCCCATAGTTGCGAGCGCATTGACATCAGAAAGTCCCAAATTCTGAGTCGTCGTTGCAAGGTTTCCTAGCTGTTGACTAGCTGCGAGTTTTGCAGCTTCTTGGTTTTGAGCAGCCTGTAGTGCTTGAGTGTAACCAGTTTGCAGCGCCTGCGCCTGTGCAGCATTAATATTTTGTAAGCCGGTGTTGATCGCTTGTCCGAGGACTTCTGCACCGCGCTTTGAGCCGAACTGTCCTGATCCCACCGCCGCTGCGGTCGCTGAAGGAGCGAGATATTGCTCAATGTTACGTCTTCCAAGAGCTCCCAACGCATCGACAACATTCTGCGTATAAGGGTTCATAAACTGACCCGCTGCCTGTGCCACGTCATAGCTGCCAGCTTGACCAGCGAGATTTGTAGCAGCGGTTAGCGCTGGCTGATAGTTGCCAACATTAGCACGAGTGGCATCAAAAGCCTGCTGCTGTAGAGGAGTTGCACCAACGTATTCAGCGCCCTGCCCTGCAGCAGTTCCTTTTTCTGCTAGGTTGCTCAGGTAATTTGTATAAAAAGCCGGAGCAGTGGTCGTTTGCCCTTGTGTGGTGGTTATACTCGGGAGCGGAGCTCCTTGTGTCAGTGACATGATTTATCCTTTATTTCGTTTCAGCGCTTCTCTCATATAAGTCAAAGGCGAGGAAGCTGGTGGGATTTTATCCGTAGGAGCTGATCGCTTATGCTCTCTAAGCGATTCACGGAAGTGATCTAAAAGTTTTGCCCCTGCTTTTGAAGAACCATTACCAAGTTGCGCAACGCTTTCAGCGTCGAATACGTATTCTCCATCAGCGAGCATCGCTGGTATGTCGTCGGATTGTCCGTCGCCTTTGCCTTCGACATAATGACCAGTTTTACCAGTTATGAACTCGGGTATATGAGGTTTTACAGAACCGCCTGTTTTGAGTCCATACGGCGACTGGGATCCTAAAGAACGCAGCCCTGCGGAAGTTAATGCATTGTAACCTCCAGCCATCAGGTCAGCTGTGTTTGCGAAAGAAGTAATTCCTTCAGACCCTGCTCCCGCTGCACGGGAAGGATAACCAGCGGATGGAGCTGAAAGGGTGCCGCCACTCAAATCAGTATACGCTCCTTCGGACTGGGAATCTTGTCTCGATCCACTTTTGCTGGAGAGTATGGAAAGCAATTTGGGATCCACCGAAGCTAATTGAGGATAGAGCTGTTTGAGTTTTGCGAGTTTGAAATTTGTTTCTTGCAAAGGTGCAGCTTGCAAATAAGTTGCATTTAAACCCTTAGGCAAAGCACCCGATTGCTGGTCTCCTGAAAGCAGAGACAATCCTGAAATTGACAGATTTGAACTAGGCGCTGCAGTTTGAGAAACAGATACAGGAACAGTCGTCGTAACAGGCGCAGAAACAGGCGTAGACGTACCAGTAGAACCGCCAGTAATAGCCATTCCAGTGGTATCAACATTAGGCAAGGATACTGCGGGAAGCTCTGTTTCTGCCGGTTGCTGAGCTTCGACCAAAACTTCAGGCATTTGCTGTGCGGTCGGTAACGCACCTGCGGATTGATCTGTGCTTAACAGCTGACCGGCAGAAGGAGTTGCGGACGGAGTAGTCGCCGCAGGAGTCTCGATAACCGCAGATTGATCTACAGGAGCAGAAGGTTGAGTCGAACTCGGAAGAGCGCCAGACGGCTGTTGAGAACCGCCGATCGGTACTGCATCGGTAACAATTGATGGAGTTTGCGGAGTAGATTCTTGTGGAATCATTCCATAAGTGCCGGTTGCCCCCGTATCCTGAATCCATTTATCCAGTTGGACAGGATCAATACCGTATTGAGCGGCAGTAGCTTGAAGAACTTCATCGGCCTTTTGTTTTGTTATGTCTTTTCCATCGGCCTCAATTTTATTTAGTTCACTATTGTAGAAATCAGTCGCTCGTTCAAATTTCTCCGTATTCTGCGTATCAGTAGTAGTTCCTGTATCTGCCGCAGCCAATTGTATAGGCGCAGGCAATGCACCAACTTGTTCTGGAGTAGAAGGAACACCAGTCTCAACTGGCGCAGGAGGCTGAGTGCCAAGGACTGCATCTTTAGCCATCCCAGCGCCAATAGTAATCGCAGCATTGGTCAATGTTTGATCAAGCGGTGCGCCACTTGCAACAGAATTAACCACAGCATTGATAACGGGCTGCGGGACAGGAACACCGGCATCTTTGGTAATAGAACCAAGTCCTGACGCCGCACCAGACGCCAAAGCGGTATTAAAAACATCTCCCCCAGTAAGCGCGGCTTGCACAGCACCTTTTGTAGCGCCAGAGGCTATAGATGCAGCCAAAGCACTATCTGTGGCAGACAATACATCCTGACCAACCGTAGCCCCTACAGTCGTCCCAACAGCACCTGTAAGTGTTGAAGTCAATACTTTTGAAGGGTCAATATTTCCAGTGGTAGCAAGCTGAGTTACGGCATTGATACCAGCATTCTGCGCCATCGTAGAAACAGAAGGCAGATTACTAATAAGCTGATCTACGATAGATGTGCTACCAATACCACTTCCAAGTCCTGTAGTAGAGGCTTGCAAGGCAGAAAGTTCAGCGGCAATCTGAGGAGCAACAGCAGCTTCAGCAAGAGGCGCAGCGGCAGCAGCAGTTGGTGCAGCCGCTTCCGATAATGCCGCTATTGCTGGGCCAGCCGCTAAAGCGCCAACACCGCCCATCATCAATGCTGGGCCAATAGCGCCAAGCATATCACTTACCCAATCACCACCATGATATGCAGCATTCCTGTTTGCTACACCTTGCGATACAACAGCAGAACCATTAGTTCCTAAATCTATAAATCCAGTATTAGGGTCAAGAGTGCCCGGCCACGATCCTGAAGCATAAGGGGAAATATAGTAGTGACCATTAGGAGCTTGCCATACCCCTCCTAAAGCACCGCCCCAATCTTCTGGTTTTGTCCATCCAGATTGAGAAGCATTTTGTTGAAGAAGTTTATCTATAATTGTATCTTGAGTAAGATTTTCATTTTTTAAATAATATTGATAAGTCCCATACGGCCATCCGGGTTGACCCCAATTACCATAATTCTCGTATACATATGGGTCATGTGTAGCCAAGTACATAAATTCGCTAAGCGAAGGTATATGAGTATTTGCCAAAGCATCCTGAATCTGTTTTGCTAGGCTTGAGCTAAGATTTATTGCCATTTTAAACCTTCTGATTAACCGAAGCTCCAATTATGTTAATTCTGAATAGCAGGTTTTACACTCAAAGCGTCAACCACACGCACAGCCCATTCTTGCCAAGTTCTAAAACCTCTTGGATCAGGAATACCAGAGCTGTTAAAATAGCTAATACCAGCCATTGCAGCGCCCCAATCTCGCCATTTTTCTTCTGGAACAGTGCCGAGCTGTTGACCAGCGAATAGCTCAGCCATTAAAGCACACCAATTGTTCCAGTTCGTGTAGCGAGGGTCGTATACGATCATTACGGATTTCCAGTTCCGCGCTCGTCGCCGATATCTGCAGAGAGAAGTATCTGTCCTGCTTCGTAATCGCCGCGCACCGTGTTGCTTTCAAATTTTAAGCGCATTTCACGTCGCTGTTCACGCATATCGATTTTAATTGTTTCTGGGCTGAAAACATAGGGATTGCTTGTGACGTTTTCACTTTTTGCGTAGCTTTTGCCAGTTACATAAAGATTCATGTCGCCAACCTGATTGAAATCAGGCTCAACTCGTTCAATCCTGATCCAGCGGTTAGGTCCAATTGGGTCGTCTGCTCCAGGACCACCCGTTACCCAGCCGATATTGTTGGTCTCGTAATACGATTGAACAGCATTTTGGTTTGTGAGGTAAATTTCATCAACACCTGTATCATTTTGCCAAAGAGTGTATTTTCCCTGATTATTCGGCTCATTACCCGCCCAAATCGGCTTGCGGAAAACCTCGGTAAACACGCCTGCAGAGCGCCGCGCACCGAGGGCAGTACCAGCGTCATACCAGACCTGATCTCGCACGTTAAAAATCACTGCATCGTTGCATTCTGTTGAGTTTCCGCTAGGGAAAAACCACCAGATTTCACCCCAGCGCGGGATTTTGCTAGCCCAGACTTTTTGACGCTGATTGTAATTCAAATTGTCGAAAAAATAGTTGAAATTCATGTTGTTCGGTATTTCTTGAACAACGCCGTTGTACATCAAAAACCGGTCAACTCCAACCCAGAAAAAGATCCCATCATATTCAATCACAGAATTCGACGAAAGGATCGAAGACTGGCTGGAAATTATATCATAGCGCCAATAAATGGTGCTCGCGCCGACAGAAGCGGGTGAATAAGAAACTCTGATCACAGAATCTGTTGACCAGAATAAGCCGGAAGGAGCTGTCGTTCCACCCCTTACAGGGAGACCCCTCACGATCTTACCCGTTGCTACGTTGGTTTCGTTTGCGTCGGCACTGTTCCAATCGTAAAAATTACCCGCCGAGCAATTTTTTATAAGCCCATTGTTTCCGTAAACAAAAAGATACGGATGGAGCATAACAACGCCACCAGAAACTTCGATCGTGGCGTTTGTGGGAGAAGAACCTTGAGAGTCTGTTAGCGCAGACATCGCGCCAGCAGGGAAATCGCCTGCAAGCACAGGGGTGTTCGTGATGTTGTCGATGTGCGGAATATTTAGACCAGGATGAGCGATGAGTTTGCTAGCTCCACCGCCAACATCATAGCCGATGTCGAACTGCCAGAGATTGTTTGAGCTCGGAGTGAAGCTGTTTACTTGAATAACGGTGGCTGAAAAACCTGATCCTGTGCCGCCGATCGAGGCTGCACTGGCACTTAAAGTATCTCCCGTTTCGTAACCAGACCCCTCGGTCGTGATCGTAACAACTACTACACCCCCTCCAGCAACTTGAATAGTTGCCTGTGCTCCGGTGCCAGAACCACCCGTGAGCGGAACAGCGAGATAAGTTCCTGTGGTATAAAGCGAGCCAGAATCTATGATCGAAACAGTGCTAATTCCACCTGTGAATTTTATTTCAGTTGGACCAGCACCAACACCGTCATCGTCATCTGTTTGCCACAGCTCTAATCCATCTGACCAGCCTGAATAGATATAGTTCAGACCATTTTCTGAATTCATTATCATACCACGAGAAATTCCCGAAGCATTCAGAAAAATACCCCTATAACCTTTTATTTTCCTAGGACGACCACGCTGAAAACGCACCCACCTACCATCTACATAGGTAGGTGCGTCGAACAGAGTTCCGTCTCTTTGGATTCCAGGTTTTATCTGAAGGGATATAACTTTGGCAGTCAAAATGATCCTCCAGAAATTCCATCGATAACGTGCAGCCCATCAGACTGCAAGGTCAATTTATTCACCCCACTCAGAGAAATTCCAACTTCTCCGCTTGCTGGACTATAAATACCAGTTGTGGTATCCGCAACGTAATTCAGAGAAGGAGCTGCTGCAGATCCAGGGTTAAGAGTAAGAGTTGGAAGAACAGAAACTGTCGCCGAGTTAGCGTTGTAAACATTCGTACCATCGCAAACAAGAATAAGCGATTGGCTTTGAGGTATTACAACTGTTGACGCGCCGACTGCCCCTGTGCTAAAGGTCAATGAATAAGCACCTGAAGTAACATTAGTCACGACATAAAGCTGGACTGTTGGCGGAAGCGTAACTGTAGTGTTTACAGAAATTGTTCCAAAATATTCTTGAATAACATTGCTAGCTTCAGCAGCGGAGAGCACGATCGGAGTTCCCGCTCCAGTTACGTCGTAAGCTAATTGAGTGAAAGCGAACTGAATCGATTGGCCATAACCAAATGTATTGTAACCACCATTCCCGTCAGAAACGATTACAAGGGATTCTGTAAGCTGAAGCTGTTGAGCTGAATTCCCATCAATTGTGTCAGTTCCAGATGGCTGAATAGTTAGAACTCCAGTGCCATTGTTTCTGATCATGCAGAACCAATTGTTTCCAACATCCGAAGCCACAGGAAGTGTAAACTGACCAACACCAGAAGACCAAACAAGAAACTTTGCTCGGTCAGAAGCTTGTAACGAGTAATTTGAATAGTAACTATTCAGCTGATAAGCTTGGTTTAGCGTTGTGCTGATCGCTTTCAAACCATATCCAGCGAGCGCAGAAGCATTCGCGGAGCTTGTCCCTGCACCGAACGTAACACTATCCCAAACACCAGCTACAGTAGTATTGTCGATTACATAAATATATTCTGCAACACCAGAGCTAATCGAAACTATTGCACCGCCGTCATTATCAACGACATTGAAAAGGTTTGATCCAATGTTTTTGATAAGAACACTTTGCCCAGTAGAGACTTGTGTCGCTGCCGGCATTATCAGGTTTAAACCAGGAGCAGTGGCGTCAACCTCGATTATGTTCGCTACAACAAGACTATTATTCCCATTAACTGGCCACTGAAGCTCGGTGTCAGTTGAGATCGTAAGCAGCTCATAGCCGACTTGGCTCGGCTGAATGGTCTGTCCAGAGAATGGATTTACATAAGAAGTCATTTTCAGCTCTCAATCGCTATGGTTTGACGATCTCCGATCCTAGAAACGTCCTCAGTGCGCAGCATCGTCATTGATTGATCGTATTTTTGTTGAAAAATTTGCCTTTGATCATTTTTCAAAAATGGCATCGCCTGCAATAAAGTTCCAAAAAGCATTGCATTTGGAGCATTTTGAGTCAGCCAGTTAGTTTGGTTCTCAGAAGATAGCGGAGAAATTCTCTCATAATAAAGCACTTCAAATTCATAAGCCTGATCTGGAGTTGGTCCAACAAACCAATGCTCGTAGTCGTAGTCGCTATAGTATAACGGCAAATTAGTTTCGTTTGAATCTGGCCAATAATTTTTTATGTATTCATACTTACGAAGCAATACAGGCTCACGTTTTCCATCTACGACAACATTGAATGAAACTGTTTTTCGCCACCTAGCTGGTTTAGGGACGACAGGATTACCAGATTCAAGAACACTTTCAGCAACCTGCAATTGACCTAAAGTTTTTATTTGCTGAGCGATTTCGAACTCGCACATCGTGATGAATGTAGGGATCTGTTCACGAGTTGAATCGTCGCTGCGCTCTAAATACTGCAAAACTGTTTCAACTAGAGAATCGTAAGTGAGAACAAATGAAACTGTCATGACAAATCACCATCTTTCTATTTAAGCCACCATTTGTTCGGCAAGTTTTTCTACTGTTTCAACGCGGTTAAGCCAGCCTTCCAAAAACTTCTTCTGATCAGGCTTGGCAGCAACGATAGCTTTATAAAAGGATTCTTTATAAGCCGACATCTTCTTAATGGTTACTTTAGGCTCGTCCTTGATCGCCGTCAAAGCAGCCAGCGTAGCAGGGCCAATAGCCCCGTCAGCATTAACACCAGCAACCGTTTGCAGCATCTTGGCACCACGCCCGACACCGCCATTAACGGCTAGATCAAACACCATATAATCCACACCAGCAGGCAGAACGTCACAATGGCACACATCCCAATACATCTTCTTATAAAAGGGTTTTACCTCAGCTTTGGTCAGCGCCTTCATTTCCCCATCTTGGATAGGGCGTTTAAGATACCCCGCCCACGCTGCTTTAGTGACTCCCAGATTAGTTTCACCACCGTGATCATGTGGGTCATTGACGTAGCCTCCTTCACTGGCAATTACATGTTCAAACGATTTTTCCCAATTCTCAATCATCTTTAGGCTCCTTGGCCTCGCCTACCTTAATACCCGTAATCAGCCCGATAAACCCACCCACAATAGTCTGGAAAGCAGGGCCAATCACATCAAAAACCACCTTGTCATCCACCGTCGGGTCGAGAATGGCATATGCAAACATCCCGCACATTGCCGCCACCACAGCCGCCAGAGATAGCGTTGACACCCCTATACAAAAGTCTTTAGTGGTCATTGTTTGCTCCGCATATCCATGATCTTTTCGAGCGTCCTGCCGCCAAAATAGAACGACATAATCAACATGCCCCACTGACCAAGCAATTCGACATAGGTCTTGTTGGTATCCATGCCGAACGCGCTCATCATCGCAAAGGTGAAATAGCCCGACAGGATCGCAATCAAAGTCATCGGACGGATATTCTTGGATAGCCACGAATCCGAGGCCATGTCTGCCTTGAGCCGGTCAGTCAGATTGTTCTGCTCCAACTCAAACAGTTTGGTTTCATTCGCCATCTTTGCCAGTTCACCCTCTTGGGCAAGTCTGGTCAATTCCATCTGTGCTTTGGCTTTGGCTTCAGGATCGGGCAAAACCTTGTCAAGAATCTTGCCGCCAATTTCGAGTAGTCCAGCGATTGGGAACATTATTTAACCTTTTGCCTTTCTTCCATCAGTTTGACCCTTACTTGCAGGTCATGGATGTCGCGGTAAATCTCTTCCTTCAATTTGTGCCTTGCCTCGGCAGACAAAGGGCTATCCGTAGGCGTTCCAGAGGGCGTAATCAGGGCAGGCATGGAACCTTCAATTTTGGTCAGGCGGGTCGAGAAGTCAGATACCTGCCCCAGCAGCCAAGCCAAACACGCCACCAGCACAGGGATAATTGCCTTCAGAACATCCTGCCAATTCATAGATCACCTATACAGTTCTGGAAAAGCGTGTCTGAAGAAAGAAAGAATCTCGTGCATATAAATCACCATTACAACCGCTAAATAGACGCAACCGATAAAGATGAGGTAAATGACAACTGCGGTAAAAATAGAAAGAAAGAAGTCTTTGATTGAGTCGATGAAGTCTTCTTTTTTTTTATCTTCGCCTGTGCCGCCCTGTTTTCCTCTTTTATCTCACGTTGCCTTGAATCAATAATGTCTGCCCGTATCTGGCACATCCTCTTATACATATCCAGCTTGCCTTGTATGGCAAACATATCCCGCAATTCTCGTTCGGCTATCCGCAGTTCCTCAGCCCGTAACACACAGTCCATTGCAATGCTGGTCGCTGACTTCTCTTTATTACGCTTAGGGTCTTTCCGTATTGCCTCGGCTTCTTTTGCTGCTGCTTCAACTTCACCTTGCGCGGTAAAGAAACTGGATAATTCCTTACCCATCGAAGCAATATCCTGCCCTACGGCAATCGCTTCTTTGATGTAGCCAATAGCGGTTTTAGCCCCCGCTACGGCTAGACCAATTGATACTGGATCGATCATTTATCAACTTTGCCATCAAGTTTGTTGAAAATCTGTTGGCAAATATCAGTCAAATGATCTATGTCCCTTCTATAGTCATCTTTAGCGACATACTTCATGGGCATAGACCTTACATCGTCATCCAATTTATCCAGACTGGTCGTAATGCGATTAAGAATATATCCACCCATGAACGCAGCCAAACTCATGGCGACATTAAAAGCAGCCTGTAAGTCCATTTCAGTCAAAGCCTCTCAAAGTCTTTGCAAGACGAGCGCGTTGCCCCATCTTTCCGGGCTTTTTAGCGGCAGCCTCAAGTTTCTTGGCGGGAATCTTTTTGCCTTCCTTTACCCCAAGAGCAGAGCGCAATGCACCCGGCTTTTTAATGGCTTTCTGAATCCATTTTTCACTCATTTTTGGCCTCTTCAGGTTTGGCTTGTGCTTCCGCTTCTTTCTGAATTGCGGTAATCAAAGATGAAACCTCAACATAGGGACGCGAACCCAGATAATTCAGAATCGCGTTTACTGTTTGAATAGACAGATTGATATTTTCCATTTCAATATTTTCCCTCGGCAAATACGTTTATAAAAACAGTCCCATCTTCTAGTGCTTCAATTTCGTGATACTTACCCGCAAGCAAATTAACAGGTGTTGAGTCTTTGTTCGTAATTACTGATTTGTCTTCCTGAGTTAATTTGCACGATCCAGCCATACAAATAGTCGCATGCGAATATTCATGCGCGTGTCTTGATATTCCTTCACCCTTATTAGCGTGATAAACCCTGACAACAGCGCCGTCATAGGTCATATCATGCTTTGGAGCGACATCTATGACTGTCATATTGTGGTTGTTCCAGTTGTATTAGGCTGATCCGGTTTTGGTTTTGGAACAGGAATTGGAATTAGAATAATTTGTTGCGTATTTGGGTCGTAATAAAACTGATCTTGAACAACATCATCAGCGCAATCAACCCAAAATAAACCTTCAGCAACAACAAAAGTTTCATTATCCGCAGCAACTTGTGCTACACGGTATCCTGATTCTCTTGGTTCAATAGAAGATATAAGAGCTTTCATGTTTGTTCCTAGTATTCAAATATGATTACACCAGCAGCTCCAGCTGCACCAGCATCGCCTGCGGAACCTCCAGAACCACCACCACCATAAGCCCTACCAACCGATGAACCGCCCCCTCCTGTCCCAGCGCCGCCACCACCTAAAAACGATGATCCTCCAGCACCAGCAAGGTTGCCGCCGCCGACATTTATACTACCCCCACCTCCTTGACCTCCTATATTTAAATTTCCACCAGAACCAACACCACCAGAGCCTCCGCTGGCAGCACCAGAAACAGAGCCGGCAGAACCCGCAGAACCCCCTGTTGCAGATATAGTTGTTATTGTTTGAGTGCCAGATGAAACAGAAGACGTATTACCGGCAGTTCCAACAGTATAAGTTAATGTATTCCCAGCGGTTAATCCTGATAACCATGATATTGCTGTTCCGCCACCGCCACCACCTCCGCCAGAAAGGCCGCAACCACCATTTCCTCCTCTTGCCCCACCACCAACAACTGTAATTTTTACTTTTGTAACACCGGCAGGGATAGTCCAAGTTGCGGAAGAACCGGTTGTCTTAACATCAACAGTAGGAATAGGAGAACTGCTACCGCCAGCAGTAGCCCAAGAAAGTGTTCCTGATCCATTGGTGGTTAGAGTCTGACCGTTACTACCGTCTGCACTAGGCAAGGTATAAGTAGTCGAACCCGCAGCAGCAGCAGGCGCAAGACCAACATAGCCAGAAGTGGAACCAGAAAGACGTAGCGTTCCTTTTACGTCCAATTTTGAGCCGGGAGAGGTTTGTCCGACACCTACGTTTTGAGATGTATCAATCGTAATTGCCGTTGTTCCGGCAGATTGAATAGCAAGAGAAGTAGCCGCAGCACTTGTCAGCGTAGGAGTCGTAACAGAAGTTGATGCGGTTACAGTGGTAAATGCGCCAGTACTCGGAGTAGTCGCACCAACAGTTCCGTTGATATTGATGCTTGCCGTTCCGGTCAGATTAGTGACAGTCCCGCTTGAAGGTGTGCCTAACGCACCACCGTTGACTACAAATGCACCTGCTGATCCAGTATTCACCCCTAAAGCAGTAACAACACCAGTTCCGGTAGTGGTTGACGAAATTGCAGTGCTTGCACCTCCACCAAGCAAAATAGCACTTGCTGCAAGAGTTCCAGACTGAGTAACAAGTCCACCCGTAGTATTGACTGCATTACCAACAGCGGTAACAACACCTGTGCCGGTTGTCGTGGTTGCGGGAGCCGCCCCAGCACCGCCGCCCAGAACAATCGCATTTGCAGCTAGTGCAGCAGAACTTGCCCAAGTCGATGCGCTAGAAAAATAAGCCACACCACCTGAAGTGCCTGCAACAGTAAGCGCAAGCGTACCAGAGGTCGTAATTGGAGAACCACTAACCGAAATTAGTCCACCCGTAAAAGATTGGGCAACACTGGTGACAGAACCAGATGCGCCTCCTTTACTGGCAATAAGCTGGACAACGCCGCCGTTGTCTTTGTAATACAACTTACCATCAGTAATATTAATGGCAAGCTCACCATTAGTGAGATTACCAGCAGTCGGCGCAGCAGAAGCCGTCGTGCTGTAGTAGAGAGAAATTGGGGTGTAGCCGGTTGCAGACATTAGAATGTGCCTCCTGAAATTCCACCAGTAATAGCACCAGTAGACGGATTGCAAGTTATTGAAGAGTTTACCAATTCACCTAGATTACCTGAAGTGGCGCTAACGAAAGTCAGGTAATTTGTGGCATTAGCCGAATTTGAGGTGATCGCTACGTTAGTGGCATTTGTAGCAGTCCCTGCGGTAGCCGCATTCAGGTTAGCCACCTGAGTCGTGCTGGCAACAGTAAACGGTGCCGTTCCGGTCGCCACGGTCGAGGTAATGACACCAGACGCGGAAATGGTTGTGAAGGCTCCAGTATTGGCCGTGGTAGCCCCTACAGTGCCATTAATGTTGATTGACGCCGTTCCTGTGAGGTTTGTGACCGTCCCAGAAGAGGGCGTCCCCAAAGCCCCACCGTTGACCACAAACGCGCCTGCGGTGCCTGTATTGACCCCCAAAGCGGTCAGAACACCCGTTCCGGTAGTGGTTGTGCTTGGCGCAACCCCAGCCCCACCGCCGATCACAAGAGCGTTTGCTGTCAATGCTGCCGAAGACGCCCATGTTGACGCGCTGGAGAAATACGGTATGCCGCCAGAAGTCCCCGCAACCGTCAGAGCCAGCGTGCCACTACTTGTAATTGGTGAACCAGAAACCGAAATCAATCCACCAGTGAAAGTCTGCGCTACCGAAGTAACCGTTCCACTGCCTCCGGTAGAAGCAATCGTAATTGAACCGTTACCATTGGTAATGGTTATGCCAGAACCGGCTGTCAGGGTAGCTTTGGTAAGTCCTGTGGTCAGGGTATTACCGATCAATAACTGACCGTCAGTATATGAGGTTTGACCAGTCCCACCGTTTGCTACTGGCAGAGTCTGAGTCCATTGCGGGGCAGATGCTCCGGCAGTCAGGAAATAACCTGAAGTCCCTAGAGCCAGCGTAGAAGTGGCACCCGATCCAGTCTGATATACCAACGATCCAGCCGCGCCACCAGCCACATTAGTCGCAGTTGTGGCTGTAGTTGCCGAACCTACGGACAAAGTAGATTGGGCAACATACTGAGGCGAACTTACTCCAGCAGTTAATACATAACCGCTAGTCCCAAGACTCAAGAAAGATGTGGTGCTTGCCGCAGTGTTATACGGAATTGAACCGGCAGCGCCACCAGAAATATTGGTTGCATTGGTTGCCGATCCTACCGAAAGAGTGCTTTGCGCTACATATTGAGGTGCAGAAGCGCCTGCCGTTAAGACGTAATTGGTTGTCCCAAGGCTCAAAAATGATGTGGCACCCGCCCCAGTTTGGTATGCAATTCCACCAGTAGAACCACCAGCAAGATTGGTCGCTGTGCCTACAGATAGACTGCTCTGTGCAGACCACTGAGGAGCCGTCCCACTAGAGGTTAAAACATATCCATTCGTCCCAATACCCAACTTGGAAATGGTTGCAGCACCGGACGCATACAGCAAATCACCCGCTGTATATGTGGTAAGACCCGTTCCACCGTATCCGACACCTATCGTTGACGCATTCCACGTTCCAGCAGTCAAAGTACCTACACCAGTGATACCAGTGTATGAACCGCTGATATAGGACGATCCTACCGTTCCTGAAGTGATCTGATTGCCATTAATCGCAATAGAAGTATTGGATGCGGCAGTCAGTTGTCCTTGAGCATTTACGGTAAATGTCGGAACAGAAGATGCAGAACCATAGCTATTAGCAGTAACGGCAGTATTCGTGATTGAAAACTGCGTTCCGGTAAGAGTAAGTCCAGTGCCTGCTGTATATGCACCAGGACCACCAATCTGCACAAAACTGATTGCGGTAGTTCCAATCGTGATCGGCAGATCGGTAGTCTGAACCCATTGGGTATTGGCGTTTACAGTTCCGTTGATGATGAATGTAGTATCACCAGGAGCGATCTCATTCTGACCAGTCCCAGTCTGGTCGTAATCAGTTGCCCTTGTCAGAACCCAGTTTGTAGATACAGAACCCTGATTGGTTACCGTATAGATACCGTTATAAGCGCCGTTTGACTCATTCTTTACGAGAACACGGACACCATTGGTAACGTCAGTTGCCGTAAAGATATGACCATCAATAGCCAGTGCAGCCTGAGTTCCTGCATTTGTTATCGTGGCTCCAACGCCTGAAGAACCATTGCTATACGTTACTGAACCAAGGTCTGCCGTAGTCGCATACTGGCAGGCAGCGTGGTAATTAACGTTAGATACGGCAGCATCAACATATTGTTTAGTCGCGGCTTGAAGCGCTGAAGTCGGGTTTTGCGTCAGAGTAACAGAGGTAAGACCGCCCAAAGTAAGGCTCGTCCCTCCAAGGCTAATACTGGTCGTTCCAATCGTCAGGGAAGAATTGGCAAGATAACTATTTTCAATCGGAGTAGCGTTCCATGTCCCAGAAGTTACCGTCCCTAACGTAGTAATACTTGACGATCCAGCAAGCGGCGAAGCGCCTACCGTGTTGTAGCTAATGGTATATGCCGTTCCACCATTAAATGCTGTTCCAGAAGCCGCGCCAGTTCCTGCATTATTAAATGTCAGGCTATTTGTCGTATTTGCGGTAATAGTCCCAGAACCGCCCAAAGAAACGCTTGTTCCGTTAAACGTAACACTGCTATTGGTCAACGAAGAATTGTCAATATTTGTAAGCGTATTTGATGCGCCGCTAATTGTTTTGTTGGTAAGCGTCTGGGCGCCAGTCAATGTCGCAACTGTGCTGTCAATAGCGATCGTTACCGCAGCAGAACCATTATATGAAGCCCCAGATAGCCCAGTCCCAATGGTCAAAGCATTGGAAGCTGTCGCGGTAACAGTAACAGACCCACCAAGGCTAACAGACGATCCGTTAATCGTCACAGAACTGTTTGTAAGGCTGGAATTGCCAATATTTGAAAGGGTATTACTCGAGCCGCTAATGGTCTTATTGGTCAGCGTTTGAATGCCTGTCAAAGTGGCTACAGTGCTGTCTATTGCTATGGTGACCGGTGAAGATCCATTAAATGAAACTCCACTAAGCCCAGTTCCAATAGTGAGCGTGCTTGTAGTAGAGGCGGTTACAGTAGTGGATCCACCAAGACTTACCGCATTACCATTGATTGTAATTGAGCTATATTGCAATTGAGCATTTGTAACGCTACCGCTCAATGCTGTAGTGGGAATAGTAGTTGAGGACGTCATCGCCCCAACACCATTTCCATATACATAACCAGTCAATGTGGAAGCTCCGGTTCCACCATTTGACACATTCAGTATTCCATCAAGCGTTACCGCACCGGTAGTAGCAATATTCGGGGTGAAACCTGTAGTTCCAGCGCTGAATGAAGTAACCCCACCAGTCAATGAAAATTGCTGCCAACCGGTTGCTGTATATCCCTCAAATTGATTGAGTGTTGAGTTATATCTTACAGCACCACTTGATCCAGTCCTTTGCGCTGTGGTGCCAACCGGAATAGTGATTGAACCCGTTCCAGGAACTATAGGATTATTCGCAAGTCCGACAACAGGAGAAGTGTTTCCGCTAGTAACTGAAATTTGATCAGATACGCCAGAAACAGTATTCGTGGTGATGTTCGTGCCACCAACAACACCCAAAAGACCTGTCCCAGAGGTAGCAACCAGTGCAGAAAGCAGCCCTGAAACGGTAATAGATGGATTTCCAGCCACCCCATCGCCATTGGATATAGCTAACCCTGAGCCGACCAAAATAGAGCGTGCAGCGACTGTATTAGCAGCCGTTTTGGCTACAATTCCCGTACCAACTAGCTCCAGAGATTCAGAAGTTCCGTTCAGATAGATCTGAAAAGATGATTGTGCACCACCGTCTGTGATGCCTAATCCTGTTCCAACTGAAATATATCGAGAGTTAGGAAGAGAAGGCTCATTGTTAACAGTCAGGAAAGTTTGAGTCTGAGTCGGGCTGTTAACCAAATCACTTACAGTTGTTTGAACCGTCTGTCCATTTTGAACGACAGGCACAAGTTCTGCGCCGGAAATTGGATCCGGAGCAACTGGAAGTTGCGTTATGCGTACGTTGGCCATATTTATGGACTTAAATTATCTAAATCGCCGTCAATTGTGTCTTTAGAAGTCTCAGGAGCAATGCCGAATTCACCAGCAGTTATCGGAACAACCGATTGATTCGGATTGTTAACGATATTCGGGTCTGTTGTGATTGCATTCTGATGCTCTGCTATATCAGCATCTGGGCGGGGAAAACGCAATGAAATTTTTTCAGACTGTCGAGCAGGTAATCGATACGGATCGAACTGATCAGAACACCCTTCACTACAGACACGGATAGCAGGGATATTCCCATCAGGGCGCAGATCTGAATAGGCACGTTTCATTTTGCAGCGATCGCAAATCGCGATCGACAAAACGGTATTACCCATCGTGTCTAGCCAAATAGGCATTTTTATCTCGTGTAATAGCTTATGTTCGGAGCGTAATAAATCGGCGACTTATCTCGCTCTTCTTGCTCAGCTTGTGACCAGAATTTATCAGCTTGCTGCTCGCAATAAGCAATACGTGTCGGTTCAACCCCAGGAAGCTCCATCGCCATTTGATGAGCAAGCATATTCTGGATCGCAAGATACCAACGCTGCGGCAGCTCTAATTCCCCACTCAGGTCGCCAACGTCTTGTATTTGACGATGAAGCCAAAGCTCTAATTGAGGCTGGATGCTATTCGGAACTGGCCAGAGCTGCATGTTAGGCTGCGGAAGCGTACGATTGAACCAGTATTGCAACGGACGGAGCGCGGTAAAGCTCCTATTCGGCAGCGAGGAATAGTCGTCTCGGTTCATACGAGCCATGTTTATCGAAACAGGCATTGTTCCGAAAACGACCTGATAAAACCCCATGTTTGGACCAGAAGTCTGCAAAATCCTCCAATAAGGAGCGCTAAATGTAGGCTGAAGGTCGTAATAAATCCAAGTTTTTGCTGACCAATTTACCTCGCCTGGAGCGTATATTGTCGTCCATGTTGAATCGTCTTCTGAATACTGGATTTCGATATTGACAGTTCCTGAAATCGAAGGGAGAATTCCGACTGTCGTGATCATAACAGGATTGTCGAAACCGTTATCTATTCCGATATACCCTGTGTTGGTAGTTAGCTGACAGGTTTTATCCCCAACACCATTGAAAGCGTTTAAAGCAATACCCGAGGAGCTATAAGCGCCAGCAGTGATTGGTGTGAGTGTGCGGTAGTTAGCGTTGAGCACATCCACCGTTCCAACAGGGAGATAATAATAAGTCTGATCAGGGATTAGACCAACGATCAGCTTGTTTATGCACCAATATTGGATGCCAATATTAGCGAGATTGGAGAGGACGTAATAAAGCGACTGTTTGGAGGCTTGCACCTGCTCAACAGTCAATTCCTCAGCTAATTTACCCGCACGACGAGCGCCGCTGTCGATTAGGTTCTGAACAGTTACAACCGTTTGTCCAACTGTCCCGCTTGTAGCCATTTTACCATCCTGGGCAGTTCCATCGTTTGAGCGAGGCTTTTGCACGAGGTGCATTGCCTTTTGCATTCTTTACAACACCGCTCATTCTAGCACAGAATGATTTTTTACGACCTTCTTCTTTATGAGTTCTCGGGTGCGGAGCTGGCGCTTTTAAGTGACTTCCCGTCGCTCGATTCGCTTTCGCTCTGCCTTTGGCAGTGAGCCCTGCACCTTGGCTTGTGGGTAGTTTTTCCCCTCGACCAACGCTTAATGATACTCCACCGCCAGAGCTTTTGGCTGTTTTTGCAGCGTCAATAAATGCTTGAGCAGTCGGAGCACCTTTTTGCCCAGGACGACGCATCTTTTCACCTGATCCATGAGCAATTCTTTCACGTTTTGCGTGAATATTAGCATAAAGCCCACCACCGTCAGCTTTTTTTGCTGCACGTTTAACAGAATAAGCGATCGCCACCGCTTGCTTCTGCGGTTTACCAGCAGCGATTTCCGCTCTGATATTAGATTTGAACGCTTTTTCTGATTTGGACTTAATCAAAGGCATCATGCCACCTGTGTTGCTGTGAGAATGACTGCAGGAGATACAGGATGAACTGGAGAAGTTCCTGCCGGAAATGAAGCAAGCACAGTGTTGCCTGTATCAGACGACCAATACAATTCAACATATTGTCCCGCAGTGACTTGCTGAAAAATATTCAAAGCCAAAATACGAGCACCAGGACTAGTACCGTGTTTAGAGTTCACCTGCTCAACGCTTGCAGACTGAGCTACATCAACACCGTTAAGTCTTAGCCAAACAGTTACATTGTCTTCCGCTGTAGTGTAATTCAACAATTGAAGGCTGAATTGAATGTTATACAGACCAGCCCTTGCAAAAGTTACTTGTGAATTAGAAACAATACTGACATCGTTGCTATAAATAGTGGTGTCGTAATTGATTGCTTGAGAGCTTGTTGCATTTGCAACAGCGGCAGCTTCTGTAACAGCAACTCCAGCGTTATGCGATACATTAGTTGTGCCTTTAACGCCGCGAGTTACCGATGTCGTGCCAAGTTGAGTAGCTGATTTATCAACGTATTGAATAATTTCATTCTCAACAATGACGTATCCAGAGCTACCAAACTCAGTAGTGTCTCCAACTGTAATAGGAGAGGTTGAATTATTTGTAATTGAATTGGTAAGAGTTGTTGCGCCATTCTGCAGGAATGAGCCATAAGCCAAATTGATTGATGCGGCGCTCAATGTGGTGTTAGATGCGCTTGTTATTTGACCCTGTGCATTAACCGCAATTACCGGAATTTGAGTTGAAGAGCCATAAGTTGCAGCAGTTACACCAGTGTTTGCGATAGCAAACGAACGATTTGCAGTCAGATCTCCACCGCCAGATAGCCCAGTGCTGGCAGTCAGAACAATTCCTGAATAAGCTGCCGAAAGATTCGTACGAGCATTAGCAGCGGTTGTGGCATTAGTGCCGCCTTGACTGACTTTTACAGGGGTTACATCCAATACCTGAGAAACATAATTTGCAGTGGTAACTTGTTTATTTGCACCAGCCTGAACAATTGGAGTGATCTCTGTGCCGTCAAGTGTTGCAGCCGCTGGCATTGCGGAAATTTTTGTGTCAGCCATTAGCAGACCTCTAATTGAATCTTGCTACTGTCTTCTTGAAGAACGTAGCCTGAGTTTTCCATCAAAATGAAACAAGTGGCGGGAGGAACCGGAGGAACTAAACACGAATACGTATCGACAACTCCCGATCCACCGTCATCGTTCCCATAGCCATTGTTCGCGTCAGCAACAACTCCTGTAGCGCATCCAGGTGTGGTTTGCGCTTGATCAGCTACACCTGTATAGCCGACATACGACATAATTAGGCAATACCAGCTTGAACCAGATTCAAAGTAGCAGTACCGCCGCCGGAATTAACCGTCAAACGAATTCCCGTTACCGGAAAAGCGTAATTTCCGTCAGCGCTCGCTGATTGGCTCGCAATAGTCGGATGCGGGAACCAAGTCGTAAATGCAACAGCCGGATCATCAAACGTATGCTGAACAGTGTAATTAACCGTTCCGCTAACCACTACGCCAAATCCAACATTGAATGGCGTAGCATTTGTATTCATCACAATTGCCGACGTAGATCCTGCGCCAGCTTGAGATAGTGATTGAACTTTCATGCTGAATCCTTTATAAAAAGTAGGCGAGGATTTCTCCTCGCCCACAATTTAGCACTTGGACATTTTCTTCATAGCAGTGAAACCACCTTCCGAGTGGCACTTCATCGCTACGTGACCGCCATCTTTGTACTTGGAACCTTCCAGCTTACCCGTGCTACCTTTAACACGTTTGGGCGAGGAGGCGTCGTTAATTTTGTGTTGGTATTTGGCAGCGATCGCCATACCGCCAGAGGCGTATTTCTTCAGACGACCGCAAGCTTTGTAGCCAACACCCTCGATGCCTTTGTTGCCGCGCACCGGTTTGGATTTCTCTGCACTGACGACTTTGTCGTTAAGGTCGAGTTTCGGTTTTTTGGTCGTGACGGTTTCAAATGCCATTGCTTTGCCAATGTTCCCGCCCGACTTATAGCCAGGAGAGCGCACACCGCCAGTCATTTTCGACTTCACCGGACGAGTTGCTTCCAAACCACCTGCCAAACCACCCATAACATTCGGACCAGCTTTGGGCGCAGGCGAGCCACCAGCTTTAAGACCTTTGTGAGCTTTGCTCGCGCGCATGCTCTCGTGGTGTTTAAGCTCTTTTTCGATCCTGCCCATAGCGTGCATTTCTGCTTTATGCTGTTTGGGCGTTTCGACCTCGCCACCTTTTTTACGCATCACGACAGGCATAGCAGCCCGACGAGCCATGACAGCCGGTTTGGCTACAGGCATCCGACGACGAGCAGGCGCTACCATCGGAGAGACCATCGGAGCGCCACCGTCCATCATTTTCTTGGCTTTGCCACCGCGCTTCATCCCGCCGCCGACTTCGTCAGCGGAAGGCTCGGTGGTGAACATTTTGGGTTCACGTTTAAAACTAGTTGCCATTTTGTTCTCCTATCAGGAAGCCAAGTTCTGGTTAACGCCGAGAGCGCCAGCGCGGGTAGCATTCGGACCACACTGAATACCAGTCAGCAGAACAGCAACAACCAAGCGTTTTGCACCGTCGCAAGCCGAGCTCGGAACAACCGTGCCGCGAACGTCACCAGTCGTCGTCGTGGCAGTCGTCGCATCAGCAACAACGACCGTAGCCGCATCTTCAGCCAGAACATTGTTCCAGCCGCAGCGAGCGATATAGCCCTTGTCGTTGAAACGAACAGGGCACCCAAGAATATCCGTCGTGCCAACGGTAATCGCGCCAGTCGTGCCACCAGAAATCGTAATTCCAGTGATCTGGAAAAACGCTTTTTTACCATTAACAGTCGTGCTGGCTGATCCGCTCGACGCAATAACTTCGCTCATCGCTTGACCGTAGTAGTCGTATCCCGAGACAGTCAGGTTTGCCGAAGCATGGGTGCCAGAAGCAGTTGTTACCGAAACAGCACGGGGCATATCGAGCTGATATGCAGCGGAGCCATTGGCCAGCGTGACAGCGGTAACGCCAGCACCGGCAACAAGAGTCAGCGTCGCAGCGCCCGTAGGCGTGACGCTCGTAACGAGGTTGTTGGCTGCTTTAGCAGCGGGGACAGAATCCCAGACATAAACCCGACCAACAGGACCAACGCCCAGATCCATGGGAGCAGGATCACCCAGCGCAGAACTGGTATTGATCCCCATGTAGGTAACCGCAGAGCCGAGAAACAAATCATCACTAAATTGAGGCATCGTCTTCTCCTTGAAAAGCTTGACGAATAAATTCTAAAAAAAGGGGTCGGGTGTTGTCCCGACCCCATTCAGTTTACACTCCAGGAGTGCCGTACATTGCACGCCAGTCGGTCCAACCAACTTGGTAACGCTCGGTGGCTTTGTAACGCATGGAGTCGGTTTCGAAATCGCCTTCCATGGTTTTCTCCAAAGCACGACGCATCAAGAGCTTCATGCCCTCGGGTGCGTCGGTTTCCACCCACCAGTTCGTCGCCGAGGTCAAACGGCTAATAACCGTTGCACCTTCCGGCAGCAGCCCGATCGATTTGATCGGGTTGATGTCGTTGTTGGCGGTGCCAGCACGCAGCACGCTCT